CTTATCCATTTTATAGCATCACGTTTCATACGATCATGATAATGTACAACACCTCGCTTGTCAAGAACTATTTTTAAAAAGTTGATCCCATCGTTTCAAAGCTATAAAGTGCGTATCTTAACGCGTCCGCCATGTGAGAGGCGTCATTATGCTTTGGCTTTTCTTTCAAGGTTGCTTTTGGGTCCCATTGGTACGCATCTAAACACCTTAATGTCTCCACGCACGTTGGGGCCACTAGTAAACGATCGTTTTCAACTATAACGGCAACAGCTGCGATACCATCTAGTACGCTTTTCTTTGCGTTATTCGTTGAAATTCCAAAGTTTTGAGCGAGATCGAATCTAGTCTGCTGTGCCGCGGAGTCAATGAAGATCATATCGATTCCCCATTTATCAATTAGCTTATTAATATGCTCTGCATGCTCCTCAGTTGTGCGCTCAGCGGCATAGTACTCATCTACAACGTAAAATCTCTCATAGTCAGTGGCTATTACACAGAACGCTGTTGGGTCCTTAAATCCAACGTCTAGTCCAGCAAAGAAATCCATGCCAGTTGTGTCTAGATATTGAATGTTTTTGTGGTCAAAACTCCAAATCTGGCCCTCATATGTGTTAAATGAGGCCATGTATTCCTGCTCAAACTCAGCTTTTGACATACTACGACGTGCTTCTTCAATGTCATCTTCGGAGGCCCTAGGATTGTCTAAGTAGGTTGCCTTGATCGAGATCCAATTGGGGAATTCGTCCGAGAAACCCCGCTGGTAGAACTCGGAAAACCAGTTCGTGCGGCCTCGGGGCGTCGAAATAAAGATCGCTTTTGAGTTTGGCTTGTCTAGTGTAGGTCGCAGAGCAACGTTAAAGGCTTCTTTTCCATCAGCAAGAGCGGCCTCATCGAAGATAATTAGGTCATACGAACGTCCAACCGCCGAATCTACTTGGTTTACGGAACCCATGCGGACTGTAGAACCATTTTCTAGTTCAATAATCTTGTCCTTTGAGTTATCTCGGGCTACTTCTAGTGAGAATTTCTTGATTAGCTGCCTTTGAAGGTCAAAGGAGATTTGGCTAAGAGAATAGTTGGGGCTCATGATGAGCACGTGGCTATTTGGAATCAGCTGAACTAGTTGCCCAATGATATTTGCAATGTATGTTTTACCCTGACGCCGGGATAGTGCGGCGCAAATGAAACGGTACTTGGGGTTATTGACGGCATTGACCATTGCGATTTGACTAGGAATAGGCTCGACTCCGAGAAGATCGAGGTATGCCTTTGGGGGCACTTTGAAATAGCCGTTCTCATAGTGGACTATTTCATGGGTTGGGATATCAAGACGGCTTATTTCCAAGGAGCTTCTCCATCAGGGTTCCATAGTTATTCACCTGAATATTAGTTTGCTGTGGATTTTGCGCTTTGAGCTCATCCATGCGAATTTTGTGCACCATCATTAGAAGGTCCGCGAGGTCTTTGCTAGAGTACATGCCGGTTTCCTGCGCTTCCTCCAGTTTGGAGTCGATAATGCGGTCAAGAACGGCGGCAAGTTTGGCTTTATTGCGGTAGCCTAGGTCTAGGTACACGGAGTCGATATATGAACGAACGTCGCGTTTTGCTAGAATCTCTGTGATGGTATGGGGCGGCATTGCAAGTTGATACGCTGTATCTGCAATGGACCCGGTTTGAAGATATGTGTTGGCAACTTCGAGCCATTCGGGTTGTGGTACTAACATGTGATAATTATGTCGTGGTTGAGGTTGCTTGTCAAGGAAAATTTTTTCCAATGTTACACGTGCGGGTGTGTCCGCCGCCTGGCTTACAGCGTAAGTCAATTAACCGCCCCTATGGACGCCTGGATTTCGATAGAAAAAATCTTCATAGGAAATTCCTATACGCCTGCCTGGGTCGATAGAAACTTTCAATACACTTTTTTCATTTTAGGGCTTGGCAGGATAGGGGAGGGTCTATAAAAAGAAATGGTCAAGGGCAATCAAGCCTAGAGGACAAAGCAAATGAACACTCTGGTTTCTAAGGTTGTGTCGATCAAGGGTTTCACGGAAAAGGACGTGCCGGTTGACGGCGTGGCCCTGACGGGCTGGGTCTCGATTATTGAGGGGCGCAAGATTGCGCGGCTCTATAGTCGCCGGTCCGGGCTCCCTTGCCGGGTAGAGTATCGCCCGGCCTAACCCTTGGGAGGGGCGCAAGCCCCTCCCTTCCTAGCAGTAACTCAACAACGGGAATTGAAAATGTCTCTTAGCAATTATAGCACTTACTATGCAGTTGCCGCCTATATGGAAGGCAAGCTCATTGGAATTCGCATTGTGGAAACCTCGATTGAAGCTAGGCAAGTAATGGCGGAACTCATGATTGAATTTCCTAAAGCCGGGATTGATATTGGTTACGCCAATTTCTCGCATAGTAGGACTATCGCTTTTGAAGCATTCGGAGACGATGAGGGCGCAAGCTTGAACGTCGGTCTTATCGGCTAACCCTTGGGAGGGGCGCAAGCCCCTCCCTCCCTCACAAGGAAACCTCAAATGGTCAGCGTTAAGAAAATCGGCGGCTTCCGCTTTCTGAAAATCGGCCGCTTTCAATTCATGTTTTGCCGGACGCGCTCCAACGCTCCCCTTAAGGACGGCCGAATTGTCGGGCTTATGCCTGCCGGTCTAATCGCTCTAGGGCTGGCAAACTTGCTGGCAGGCGGGCCCGAAGGATTGTCAGGCATTGTGATTGGCGCTGGCGCGCTGTTAGGAGGGAGGGCTTAGGCCCTCTTTCCTTTCTGCCTTGTTGAGAATGATTCTCATTAGCCGCGCCAGACTTTTGCTCATTTCGAGCAAAAGGGGTTCGTGTAGGTCGGACACTAAGGGGTTCGTGTCGGTCGGACACTAAGCCCCCGGCGCCAGAAAACGAGTGAGTGCGCAACATAAGCGCTCCGCGCCAGAACGAGTGAGTGTGCAATATATTTTAACATGCCTGGCTAAGCATGTCAAGCAAACAACTCTGAATTTTTTACTTGCATTTTTTGCCTGATGGGGGTATTATAAATCATCAAGTCGAGGGGAGTCACGATCCCTGAGAGTTTAGCAGATGCCGTTGCTTGCGCCACGTAGGCCTGTGAACCGAAGCAACACAGCAGCGCTTCGTGCTAACTATGGATTGGCCACCTGACTTGTAGGCCCGCTGTTGGGAGCGTTCCAACCTAACTCGAAGGGGAGCGGTGGCCACCGCTCCCCTTTTAAAACTTGCGCCGCCAATTTTTCACGGTTATCTAAGTATACCATGGGCACAAATGCCTGTCAACAAAACATTTCGCTTGTTTTTATGTTTTTTCATGGTATAAATAATCATCAACACGGAGACAGACATGAACAATCCTCATATGGCCTATCTCGCCGTCGTCGCATGGGCGAACGGCGGAACCCTGCGCGGTGCCAACCTGCGTTATGATAACATGCGCCGCGCAGACCTGCGCGGTGCCTACCTGAGTGATGCAGACCTGGGCGGTGCGGACCTACGCGGTGCGGACCTACGCGGTGCGGACTTGAGCGGTGCGGACTTGAGTGATGCAGACCTGCGCGATGCAGACCTGCGCGGTGCCTACCTGAGTGATGCAGACCTGCGCGGTGCCAGCCTAATCGGTGCCAGCCTAATCGGTGCCAGCCTGCATGGTGCCGTTATCAGGCTGGGAAATCAGCGGTGCACCTTGTCGAATTGACATTAATTAAGGGGTGTTGCAAATTTGCAACACCCCCAGCGCCGTAAAATGGCCCATCAGCCCATTGTAACACGTTGAAAAATGCCTGTCAACAAAACATTTCGCTTGTTTTTTATATAAAATGCGGTATTATAAATCATCAACGGAGAGCGGCCATGAACATTGTTTATATCGAGGTCATGCTTTTTTATCTCGACACGCTTGACATTCGGGATTTTGAGGATAGAATGGACTTCCTAGATCAAGTCGAGGATGAATACCTAGGATGCGAAACCCCGTAGCGCGGTATGCTGGAAAGTTCAATAAGCCTTCTGTGGTGAAGCCCAAAAAGGGCAAGGGCTCTTTTAAGAGAAAAGGGCGCTACAAATAGCTTGACTTCCTAAAAAATCCTGCTAGTATAAATCATCAACACGGAGACAGCCGATGCCTACCTTTGAAGCTTGGTCTAAGCGCGTTAACGATTACTTCTTGCGGATTACAGGGCTGGATCGCGATAGCTGGCCCGATCAATGCTATTGGGATATGTGGGACAGCGGCATGGAGCCTATGGAAGCCGTTTGTGAGGCGATTTATAACGAATACGGCGACGCGGGGCTAGAAGCTTTTAACATTAAGTGGGACCGCTGACCGCCGGGCGGGGTGTTGCAAATTTGCAACACCCCCAGCGCCAAAAATTTCAGGCATCACCCCATTGTAGCATATTGCAAAATGCCTGTCAACAAAACATTTCGCTTGTTTTTATGGTTTTTCATGGTATAAATAATCATCAACACGGAGAGCGGTTATGCAGGTTCATATCTCTAACAAGATGGCTCGCGAGTTTTCGGATACCTTTCAAAGTCTGCAAACCCTTAGCGGCTACCAGAAGCCGGGGTATTCCAATAATTTTCATCAACTGCATCTGGACGCGGATTTTATGCGCGAATTGGCTAAGCGGCTTGAGGAACACGCTCATTCGATTGAGCTGGCAATCCAACTGGCCGACTAGCAAAAGGGCGTCCCAATTTGGGACGCCCGCCGCGCCAAAAATTTTCAGGCATCAGCCCATTGTAACACGTATACTCGTAAGCTGTCAACAAAACATTTCGCTTGTTTTTAAGAAAAAATCGGTTATTATAAATCATCGACACGGAGACAGAAGCAATGTTCCAGCCCATTGAAGCTAATATCGAGTCACGCAACATGGCCGAGGAATGGCCCGAGGATATGCCGTCGCCTCCCCATTGGGAACAATGGATCGGGCATGAGCCTAGCGAGTCGGAAGCCTGGGAATTTCAGGATTACCGGGACCGCTACGCTTATTGACGGTCAGGGGTGTTGCAAATTTGCAACACCCCACGCGCCAAAATTTTCGCCCATCACCCCATTATAACACGTATACTCGTAAGCTGTCAACAAAACATTTCGCTTGTTTTTATGTTTTTTCATGATATAAATAATCATCAACACGGAGACACCCCATGATTGTTGTCGCGAAAAAAATCGCTAAAAAACTTGTTGACACTCTGCTAGAAAAGGGTTACTCTATCTCGGTCAATGATGGTGAGGAATGGGTCCTGTTTCGTTCCACTCACTATCCCAGCATTATTGCCAGTATGTTTTCAACGGACCATGACGTTATTGAAGCGTCCCTCGGTAAGGATAAAATTCGCTTTCTTCTGATTTATGAAAATGGCGAAGACGTTATCAGTGACTTCACTGACACGCCGGAGGCGGAAGAAATTTTCAAAATTGTGGTTGACGGGTAGGGGAAACCGAGCTAGTATAAATCATCAACACGGAGATAGAGCAATGTTTGTTGTTTACGCAGTAACGCTTAACGGCAAGGGGTGCTATATGCACTTTGAAAATGCTAACGACATTGTTGAGTTTTGTAAGACGTGCCCTATTGACTTTCGCTCGATTGACGTTTACAGTAAGAGTTACATAGAGATTAGCACTAAGGAGATGAGTCTTCTTAAAGCGGCTTGAAAATCCCGGAGGGCCATGAAGGTCCGGTAGGGAGGTCGGGGGGTGTGACAAAAATGTCACACCCCCACTTGCGCCAAAAATTTGGAGTGCCCCACTAATCATAACACGTGCATCTAGGGCTGTCAACAAAACATTTCGCTTGTTTTTAAGGAAAAATGCGATATTATCAATCATCAACGGAGAACGGCCATGTATGACATTTATGTGCGTCTGACAACTAATGAAGTTTTGCACGCTTTTACCTGGACAGGTAACCCTGACTCTGGTATTCTTAGGGCGGCTGGTGAAGCTATTGAACACGGTCTGTCAGTGGAAGATATATGGGCGGAGGAACGGAAGTGAGTGCTCTACTTGTTATTTTCCTTACTATTTTGCTGGTGATTGCCGTAATCTTAGCAGCTGTTTTAGTTGTTGCTATACCCTATATTTTAGTGTATGCTACCTTTATGTATTTTTGGCGAAAGTGGGCAGAAAATGAATACTAGACAATTTTCAGATACCCTAGCTCATGACCTACAGGGCACTTGTAATAGCCTGTATAGGCATATCGATAGCCTAGAAGAAGAAGTGCAAACTTTTTTCTATGAAAATGAGACTATTATTCTAGAGTATCTTGACAATCTCATTTTTGAGTGCGATACTTGCGGCTGGTGGTGCGAAATGTCCGAGGCTGTAGAGACAGATACGGGCTCCGTTTGTGACCAATGTAAACCAGAGGAACTGGATAATGACTAGATATGTAATGAAGTCTAATTGGGACCCTTATATTGGATCTGACTATGTGGAAGCCCTAGAGTCTGACAACCTTAAGGATGCCGAAGAAGAAGCCGAGCAAAAAATCGCTTGGGATAGTTGGGAAGGCTCAGACGACGACGATTATGAAGATGAGGGCCCCGATTGGATTGTTGAGGAATATGACCCGGAAAGGCATGATATGTATAAGTCCGGAGGCGGGTCCTTTGAAGACCAATTCAAGCGGTTTGAGGAGCGGCGTGTGTCAAATTGACACACGCCCAGCGCCAAAAATTTGGAGGGCCCCACTAATCTTACCACGTTCGTCTATAGCTGTCAACAAAACATTTCGCTTGTTTTTGCAAAAAATTCTGCTAATATACTCCCATGAAGAAAACGGAACTCATGGGCTATATCGGAATGGTCCTTATTCATTCCGCAACAATGCCGGTCACGGTTAGGGCACTTTTTGGGCAAGCGGTAACTTTGCCGCCGCTTTCAATGGTGCTTATGATTTGGACGGGCCTAGCACTTTTTCTTGTTAGATCGGTTGACAATAACGATAAACTTGGTATTATCTCTAACGCCGCCGGATTTGTCATGCAAAGTATGATGCTGGCAATGATTGTCTTTTGAGGTGAAAAATGGTTAATATTAAGAAAGTATTTGCCGACTATGAAATCGGACTGATTACGCTGGAACACTTAAGGGAAGAAATGGAAGCCCTAGAGGCGGAAGCCTATGAAGCGGGGCGAAGTGACGGCCAAACGGAAGGCTATGACGAGGGCTATGCGGACGGAAAAGACGGTCTTTGAAAGGAACAATGAAATGACTAAAGATAAAGCACAACTTTATATGTCGTTTATTGTCGATACTCTAGAAGGGGTGGCGGACTGGACTTCTCAAGATGCCTCTACTAAGACTAAGGCAACCTATGTGGGAACTATTGGGGGAATTGCTATGTCAACCCTTCTAGAGCATAAAGGTTGGTGGTCTTTTCTTAGGGTTGTATTTGGAGCGATACTTATTCGCTATAAGCACCCCGGTCTTGTCAATTTGAAAAACTAACGCTTGAATTTTCTTAGTATAAAGGAGAAATGAAATGGATAAGCTTATGATTTGCCGGGAACTTCTGAGGGATTTTGTCCTTGCGGAAGGCGCGGAAGTTGCATCGGGCGCTTGGGATGATAGCCGCGCAATGGCTCTAGCGCAAGCGGCTTTTGATGCCGGAACGGAAGCGGGGTTTGATGTGGGGTATGATGTGGGGTATGGGAAGTTTACAGAAACTTACATGGCCGGACGTGTGGCCGGATACAGGGAATGCCTTGACGACTATGAAATTACTGCTGAGGATGAACTTACGGAAGAAGACGCCCACTATTGGGGCGGACAATAGCCGCCGGGGTGTATCAAATTGATACACCCCCTTGCGCCAAAAAATCGCGACACCCCACTAATCATAACACGTGCGGCTATCCCTTGTCAAGTCTATTTTTCTCAAAAAAAGTGCTTGCAACCTAGGAAAAACGTGATATTCTCTTTTTATGGATTGGAGAGAACAAATGAAAGTTGCTGTTTTTGATCTTGATGGAACTGTTATTGATAGCAGCCATCGTCACGCAAGCCTTCCTGACGGGTCTATTGACCTTGCCCATTGGCGTGAAAATTCTACCCCGGAAAAGATTGCACAAGATACCCTTTTGCCGCTTGTGCAAAAGATGCGGGATTATGCGAAGTCCCGTTATGTAGTTATCTGCACGGCGCGAGTTTTGTCAAGGGCTGATTACGCATTTTTCTACAAGAATAATATTCCCTTTGACTTTGTGCTTTCTAGGCCCAAGGGGTGCGATACTCCCGATGGTGAATTGAAGGTTAAGCAACTTAGTGCGCTTATGTCGCGTTTGGGGCTTCCTCTTTCTCGCGTTACTATGTGGGATGATAACGACAAAGTAATTGCCGCAATGGGAGCGATTGGAGTTAGGTGTATTGATGCAAAGGCGCTTCGCAAATGACTAATGTAATGTATCTAACCCCGAAAACTGTAAGGCTTCTTTGCTTTGAAATTGAAAATATGCTAAAGCATTATGACACTACAAATAAGCAAGCGGAAGAATTGCAAGAGTTGCTTTATGCTTTATCAGAATTTGATGAAGTCCGAATTTTCTTGTCCTAATTCGTGGTGTCCCAAAATGGGACACCACTTGCGCCAAAAATTTGGCACACCCCACTAATTATACCACGCTAGGAAATGCGTGTCAACAAAACATTTCGCTTGTTTTTCAGAAAAATTCGTGTATGATGACACTTCAATAAGGGAAACCGAATGAAGAAGTATTTTATCATTATCGACACTGAAACGACACAAACTGACAAGATTGCCGATTTTGGCGCGGTTGTTTGTGACAAGCAAGGGGAGATTGTAACAGAATGCGGGGTTCTTGTCAGGGAGTTTTATCTTGACAAGGAAAATCACCCTCTTTTCCACACTAAAGACGCTGATCCGCTTTGGGGCAAGCGTAACCTTCCTAAGCGTTACGCTGAATATGACGCTATGTTGAGCAACGGAAGCCGAATGCTTGCAAGCGTTAACGCTGTTAATGCTTGGCTCGCTAAGGTTGCGCTTAAGTATAAGCCCATTGCTACAGCATATAATCTTAACTTTGACCTTGGAAAATGCCGGAATACTGGTATTGACCTAGACATTTTCTCGCAACAATTTTGCCTCTGGTATGCCTCTGCTAATCGGTGGATGCACACTAAAGAGTATAGGCAATTTGTGCTTGACAATGTGGCGTTTAACTCGCCAACAAAGTTTAAGAATATGTCTTTTCAGACTAAAGCGGAAATCATGGCGCGGTTTGTGTTGAATGATCCCGGCTTGCAAGACGAGCCACATACGGCCCTAGAAGATGCTAAGTATTATGAACTGCCAATTCTTAAGAGGCTTGTTCGCACTACTTCGCCAAAGGTTTATATGAACCCGACGCCAGTAACTTGGCGCGACGTTCAAGTAAAAGACTGGTATAGGCCCAAGTAAAGGAAGGGGTGTTGCAAATTTGCAACACCCCCAGCGCCAAAATTTTGGCATAGCACTTCATTATACCACGTATGCGTCTAGCCTGTCAAGCAATCTTTTCTGAAAAAAGTTGTTGCAATCCGCGAAAAAACCTCTATATTCCTAATTGTTGAGGCGGACAACCCGCCGACACAAGGGCCGAAAAAATCACTTGACGCCCCGTTTAATTCGCGTTAGTATAGGTCATTCAATCGGAAAGGAAAAGAAATGGCTGCCACTGTTAATTTTACCCCGGAACAAGAGGCGGAAATCCGGGCCTCTGCCCCGCTCAATCTGGAAAAGGCGACTGTCCTTGCCGCCAAGTTTGGCAAGGCGTCTTATAAGTCCATCGTCGCTAAGGCGGTTCGGATGAATGTCCGGTATGAGCGCAAGGCCCCGACTACTAAGACGGGCGAGCCCGTTATTCGGAAGGAAGAACTTGTTGACTCTATCGGCAAGTATGTTTCCGGTGATCTTGACGGGCTTGAAAAGGCCAGCAAGCCCGCGCTGCAAGCTATTCTTGCCGCGCTCACCGTTCGGGCGGAGTAACAAAAAAGCGGCGGGAAGCAATTCCCGCCGCTTGACACTCACTAGGAAAGGTGCTATGTTTAAAATCTGGGCAGAATGGGATATCGGGACGGATGATTTTGTATTTTCTTCGCTTGACAAGGCGCGAGAATTTGCTAGAATTGCCCTAATGGATAATGACATTATTGGAGATACAGAAGAATTTGGGTTTGACTTTCAAACCCTAGAAGATGTAGAGGATGCGGGCCTGATTAGCTTTGACCCCGTAAAGCTTGACCCCGAAATTGTTAACTGAGGAAAAGAAAATGTTTACTGTAAGAATTGAAACTCCCGCTTATGGTGGTATGTGGGAATTTCCTTCAAAGGCGGAAGCGCTTGACAAGATTTCCGAATTCTGGCAAGATGCTTTCGATAATGAAAACGCCGAGCATTTTAATGGGGACCCTGATGTAACGCTTTGGGAACAAATTCCCCTTAAGGTTAACATTCGAGCCTTTGAAGCCTAAGCGGCGGGTGTGGCATTTTTGCCACACCCCATGCGCCGAAATTTTGGCAAGTCACTTCAGTATACCACGCCCGCTTGTGTCTGTCAAGCGGGCTTTTTTGTGACTCATTCGCACCACGCCTAGTTGCGATTGAGAATCATTCGCATCACGCCTAGTTGCGAATGATTCTCATTCTCACAGCGCTCCGCGCCAGAGTGCTAAATCAAGTGCAAAATCAACACGTGCGCCAGTGGTTGGTCAAGGCATATAGTGTTCCGCGCCAGTGCGCGAGCTACGAGCCCCAAATTATACCACGCGCGGGCAGCCATGTCAAGTCCGAAATTTGGCTCTGCTGGCCGCGCCAGTGCTAAAATTACACTTGACTTTGGCCCCCAATGTGATATAATGGTTTCCATAGGAGGCAACTTATGAAACTTTCGCGTGGCAATGTTGAGACGCTCATCGAGCATCTGGAAGACTTCATTATTCAACTAGAGGAAAGGCTGGACGAATGTGACCTGATTACCACACCTGTTGAGGAGGCATATATTGCTGAAGTGCTGCTGCGGAGCGGACGTTAAACCGCAACGTGCCATAATTACAGAACTTGCTTAGATTGTGGTTTAGGCACGCAAGCGCAAATTTTGTTCGGCTCCTCTGAGCAAGAGCAATTACGTACTGATTACTAGGAAAGAGCAGTTAGCACAGCTTGATCCGAAGCGCTGTAACACGTAGCGCGCCGGAAAATTTAATTTTAGAAGGGAGCACGGATTATAGTGGGAAATACCGAGCCAAGACGGTATGAGGTTATCGAAAAGGAAATAATTCTGTTACAGACTGAACTGCGAAAGATTAGAGAAAAGTGCGAACACACAAACCTATCTAGAAAAGTATTTAGGCAGTGGGGGACTGGCTGGGAACAATATTCCTGCATTGACTGTGGCCGTGAATGGCCCGCAAGAACGGAGCTGAAGGATTAAGATGAGTGCAGTTGTAGAAATTACACATATTGAAGAACCCTGTGAACACCATGAAATAGTTCTAATGTATAAGACTGAGAATGAGGTAGTATACGGATGCCCGGAATGTTATAAAAAGTTTAGGATACCCAATGAACTATATAGTAGCTAAATGCTGGAACTACCATGACGATAGTGTGGTTGTACAAGAAGTACTGCCAGAAGTGTATAATTCCGTAGATGAAGCTAAGTATGAGTCTCAGTTTCATGGTAAAGAGTGGCAGGTTTTTGAATTGGTAAAGTATGAATAAGAACGCTAAGAAGTATACAGAGTGGGCCCTTAAATCCAACCGGGGCGAAGTTGAAGGGGAGGAATCCAACCGGGGTGAAGTTGACACAATTATCCTTGCTGAATCCAACCAAGTAGAAGAGCCCAAACGGCGATCAGTTGCTATAGATGAAGAATTCGATCGAATTACAGGTAAGAGTATAATTGAAGAAGAGCTCATCATTGACTACCGTAAGCCCGATCTAGTCGATTTTGCCTGCAACATCCTAGGAATTCCTACTCCAGAGCTTCAACGAGGTTACTTCTCTCATTATGCTGAAGCTGAGCCCGGAATCATCCGAGTTAACTGCCCCGCTGATAAGCTAGCAGAAGTTATATTTCATGAATGTGCTCATCAGTGGCAGTATGAGCATGGTCTAATCACTCCTTTCTATAGAGGCGTCGCATACGAAGGATCCTACTGGTGGGCTCCTTGGGAAATCGAAGCTAGAGGAATAGAAGGAGCAATTTTTCACGAGTGGAGCAAATGTACACAGAAAAAGAGGTCGAAGCACTTAAAGCGTACCCTAGCAAGACTGTTGATGAGCTAGCCCTTCAGCTAGGGAAATCCAACCGGAGCATCATAGCAAAGCTATCAAAGATGGGTCTCTACAGAAAAGAGAAGCTCAACAAGGTTGGTCAGCCTATAATGCCTAAGCTAGAAATGGTTGCAGAAATTGAAAATGCCCTAGGAATAAGTTGTCCAACCCTCGTGAAGTGTGGTAAGGACGATTTGAGGCTAATTATGCAAACTTTATGCGAATAAAAAAAGCGGTTACGAGAGTAACCGCTTATTTTTTGCTTTGAATTTTGGAGTAAAAATTGTATTGGTGAGAGAATTGGAAATAAAAAAACGGATAAAAAGTAAGTAAATTTTCAAGTGAAAGCGGTGGGGCCCATGTGTTGTTCATTGAAAACACACTTCGAGCCGTAGATCCTTAGTAATTTGTAAAGCGTTAATTTATAGATTTGTAAGGTGCTTTAATTTGAGGTCAATTGTATACGAATTTAAAAATTCGCTTTAGTCGTGACCGGTTACAACTTGTTATCAAGGGTGAATCAATTTATATGGCTTGTATTCTTAATTGATGCGAAGCAGTTCAACACTGGGGGATATGCATCTATGTGGTTAAGGGGCTCCCTTAGAGTCGCCCCTAACCCAAATGATGAATAACCCCCAGTTGAACAACTTCGCTTCTGGTCTGATTAATTGTTGAGTAGTCACTTGCCTCAGGCCCTCTCTAACAAATCTGTTATGATTGTATCACAAGTTTCTAGAAAATGCAAGAAATTTTTTTAACCATTTTTTGTTAGGGCACAAAAGAATAGGCACTAGAGATAACTCTCTAGTGCCTTGTTCCATAGGGCTGCATAGTCTAGTGGATCGAGATTATCTGGAGTAGTTACCCAGAATTCTCCATTAAATACAACCGCTTCAGTCTGACTAAATGCAATAAGCTGTACAACTGATCCGCTGTATAGATTTTTCTTAAAATCCTTAATTACGGTCCAGCGTACCAGGTAACTTGGAAAATTGCTTTTGATACTCGGTTCGGTACTTATTTCGTGCCTCCTCCCAAACGGGCTTTAGGGCCGCCCAAAAGGCTCCCTCACTAGAACGTCCATATGCTAGAAGTTCTACATTGACCATCTCGTCATACGCTTCTAAATAATCTTTCATTAATATCCTTTCTTAGTAAGGGTTTTTCATTCCAACCCATAACCAAATTACGAGTAAGACTAGCCAAAAAAGCTCAGCCATCCTTATAAATTTCTCGCCATATTACGTAGCAAAAACTAAACATTACCATTAAGACTAAAAACTTAAAAAACAATTTGCAGTACCGCCAAAATAAGCACCTTAGCTAGGGCATATGTAATAACTACTAGCGGAGTAACACACCAGAAGTACGTCCAAATTTTAATTAAGATTTTAGGTACCTCAGCCCTTTCAAATACTAGCGCGAACACGAATCCAAATATAAAAGAACACACTAGAGTGAAATATGCGTGTAGTAGAGTCATCCCATAACCCCCTTAGTCCAAATAAAATAGAGTGGTGGTCCTAACCAGAAAAGTATCCATGCACCTAGTGCAAATCGCCTAGGCTTAGACAGAGACAGGTATTGCCAATAACTTAACGCAGTAGCAGACATTGCTCCAATCATAAACATCCCCAAGAGAGCAAAAACTTGTTCTATGTCCATCGTCCCACCAACCATATTAGTCCACAAATAAAGGCCCAGTAGCCTAGAACCTCTAAAATCTCTCCCAGCGGAGCCGGAGTTGTCGAGGGCCTACTAGACGGTTCCTTAAATGCAGAACTAATTGCATTGAGAATGGGACCTACCAAAACGTCCCCCGCGAAAGTATTAATCATTTGTACTTCGATCCCTTTTCTGTAAGAACTACATACGTCTGTCTGGTGCGACCTGTACTTTGGGAGCGCTCATAACGAAGAAAACCCCTTTTGAGGAGGTTTTTCAAAATCGGTGTCTGATGTACCTGCATCTGCCATTTACAGTTAACAAGAAGTTTACCCTCCCTACTTGCTACCAGTTTCAGGAATTGAAGTTTTTCTTTGTTAATCATCCAACGTAAACCTCAAATAATTGGCGAGTCTCTTTAGCTCATCCTTAATAACCATATCAACGGTTACTCCGCCATCTGCCACAGACTCACTCCAGTCCTCGATACTAGCGTATTCCTCTAATGCATACATAGTTTGCTCTATAGCTTGCTCTAGTTGCTTAGATCGCTTTAAAAGTACCTGAACTCTTTCATTGATATTATCGAGTCTTGTAAAAATGTTATCCACGTTTAGCGTCCTTCCATGTATTATAGAATACACCATCTTTAAACCATTTATCTTGTACCAAATAGATAAATCCCGGTTGATAGTCTATTCCTGTAATTTGCGAATTGTATTTCTGGACTTTAAAATAGCTGCTATTGAGATAGCTATTGATAGCAAGTTTACTAGTACTATAATCATTCATAATAAACCTGACTCACAAAAGTAAACAAGTCGTTACGCTCATCAAATTCTAAAAAGCAAGGAATCCAAAAGTCATCATCTAGATACTCAAATCGAACCTCGCTAGGAACTCCATACTCATCAAACTCCCCACAAATTCTATGGTTTTCATCCAGAGTAATTCGGTACTCTTTGGAAACCCAAGAACCTCCTGTGCGATAGTTATACCAATCAGGTCGAACTTCAACGCGCATAGCAAGCTTAGCAATAGCTTGCTTATATGAATAATCGTCCTCGAAAGGTATAACGAGTTTACGTATTCTTTCCATCCAACTAGTCATTATATCGTCCTTCATAACTTCGGGGTTGTGGTGGTCGGTGAAAGCGCATTTCATCAGCGATTCGCTTTATGCTGACAGCAATTGAGACAAGAGCGGCGTCTGAAATGCTTGTGGTGATAGTTTTTGCTTGAGGCTCAAACTTACCCTCCAAATTGTGAACAGTAAGATCGCTCATTGGTCAGTCTCCTTAAGTAAGGCCCTTTCAATTGGCTTGATATCGTGTTTTTTAGAGCTGCAAGCCTGAAGCTCTGTCTCCAGAGCATCAGCACACTCGCTTAGTAGCATTTTTAATGCAGCAATTCTACGGCTTTTCTCTGGAATGCACTCTATTCTAGTTTTTGCGAGCTCGCTCATCGAGCCCTCTTGCGATAGGCAACTAGTCGATCGAGGTCAAAGCTACACTCCCAATCGGGATCAGCTGGACGCCAATATTTTACATGTTTCCAATTTATGTCTCCTGCTCGTCGCCTCTCGGAGCGCTGCTTATATTCATAGTAATGATCTGTAGACCACGTCTCTACAACAAGAAATTCCGGGCAGGGGCAGGGTCCCCCATCGTGTTTTACGGGAGGTTGATGTTCAATCCAGTCAGTCTGAACCCGAAGGGTTTCCTGCAAGGCAGCGTTCTCCTTCTCCAGTTCTTTGATCCTGCAGGTGTTTCTCCGAATGATGGCGTCCCGTCGCTCTAGTGCGCGGTCAAAAATATCGTCACTCACTGTTCAGTCTCCTTATCCACGGTCGCCAAAAAGTCCTGCACATCAGTCATATGGCGTGCTGCCTTTGGCCACTGATCCCGCTCAAAAAGTACCTTCCGAGCAGCAATAATGGTGTTATCAAGAACATTCCAATCACGATCACCTGGACCCCCTTGAACCCAGTCGTAATCTTCAACTACTGCCAACAGCATTTCTTCTAGGGCCTCAATCCTGAGTTTTTGCTTTTCGATAACGACGTCCCGTCGCGCTAGATTTACACGGTCAAAAATATCGTCACTCACTGTTCAGTCTCCTTGTGGGGTAAGACAACAACTTCCTGCCCCGTTGCGTCAGCTAGTATTTTTAGGACTTTGTAGTGATCTTCACCTGGAATAAACGCGGCTGGAATCAGCCTAATAGCCTTCATGAGGCCCTCCTTCAGCGCCTTGATCTTCGCGGCGGATGCGGCCTGTCCGGCGCGATAGCCTTTCGTCATTTCCGGGATTCCCCAATCATGGTCAGCGTGGCCATTTTTGATGGCGTCCCAATACACAGGGTTTGTGTATTCGCGGGCCCGCTTCCTCGCCCAGATCAGGGCTTCGTCGGGTTCAGTCATCTAATGTATCCTTTAAATAAATTTTAGGCGGAAACCGATCTCGGTACAGCCACTTGACGCCTCTAGCTCCTCGCACACCGGCTTCTAGTTGCTTAATGTAGATGTAAACTGGCTCTGGAACATTAAATTGTTTCATTTCCGTTCCTTCATAGCAGGAAACAATAAACTCACTCATCTAGTGCCTCCTCAAGCATTCTGACAAGACGCCGCGCAAGAAACAGCGCGGTATACCCATCTACCTTTGAGCGCGACTTTTTGTAGTCTTTAAGAGACGCCCGCAAAATACGAAGACTAAAGACCAAAGGACGACTAGGGGCTACCCAATATTCAGTAATGCGGCAACCTTCATCAGCGGGTCCCCAATACCAAAAATCTGCTCGCTCAAATCCGGGGTCTACCCAGTTACACCCAAAGCTTACCTTAACCATAGTGTCAGGAGGAACTGGGCATTCATCCCCAGTATGCTTAACCCACATTGTAATTCTCCGAAAATTCAATTACTTTTTGTAGCATTGGCAGCTCCATAAGCTTCATATGACAGTCTCGCTTATGCAACCCCATAGCCTTCGCTAGTTCTTTGTACGCTTTTGATCGGCTCATTTGTCCTGACTTCCATAGCCTATCAAAAGCTACGTGAGCCTTAATTCTAACCGCATGAGTCTCCGCACTTACTAGTGGAGCATCCTCACCCCAAGACCATAGGCCGCAACACTCACGTCGCGGCCCGTAATGGGTTATTGTAACTGCTGGAATTGCCCCACAAGTTGGACAATTACTTGCCATTAAGTACATATCCGAGTAGAAACTCAGCACGATCACACAAATCCTCGGGCCTTGAAGTTGCCGGAGTCGCAGCAACCGCCAGCTTCAGGCACTCCAGTCGCAGGGCGACGAGGTCGGGTTCGGGCTTGGTCGGGCCGTGGTGGTCGTCGCCACAATAGGCCAGTGCTGCTGCTTTCTGCTCGTCGGTAAGCGTTGCAATGAAGCCAGTCATCTCAGGCTCCGGGGGCTTGGCGGGGGTGATGATGCGGTAGTGGGTGATAGACCACTCCTCACCTTTTGTGGCCCAATCCATAAAACGCGACTTCACTATGGCGACGTCACCATCGCAAAACAACACCTGCACCACCGTCTCCGGGTCTACCGGGCAGGTGTCGCCGGTGTGTTCGATCATCCAGTCCATCATTGTGTCTCCTTTCCAGCTTTGTATGCAGCAAGTGCATAAACCATAATGCATTCACCGTCTAGTTTACCCTCTAGAAAGTCCTCAGGCTCCATAACGGACCACCTACGTTTAGCAGATTCTTCGGCAAGAACCTTACGTACCACAAGTAGATCGGGATCAATTGGCTTCCAGCCTGCCCTAGTAAGACGAATTGCCTCTAAAGCAATCTCAACCGCTGGGTCGCAATAAGGTCGAGATTGATTATACCTTCGGGTCGCTTCCATTAGAATTTCGTAGTCTTCCGTAGTTGTCATTAAACTTCCATTCATTCTGTATTATACCCCAACGTAAGGAGCCTGTCAAATATAATAACAGGCCACAATCCAAACTATAACTAATATGACTAAAAGGCCGCTTCCCGGAAGAAGCAGCTGAGCCAAAAAGAATGCACTAATAGCGCTTAACGCCAGTACCGTCATAGTACCACTTTCTATTTTCAGGGTCCAAGAAATACGTATATGCCCTAGAGAAAAGCCATTCCTTGTCCTTAGGGTCAATTCCTGCAAGAAGTCGCATATCCTTGTGTGCGCTTTCTCGCATAGATAGAATAGCTCCAAGGCCAGACCAGTGGTCTAGCTTTTCTCCAGCACGAAAATGCTCCACAATGGGAACCTTTCCATACTTATACTCTAGATAATCGCCACCAATCTTAATCAGGGCCTCATCAGTCAGTTCACTAAGAATCACGTACAATCTCCTCAAGTGTGAAGGGTGAATCTACCATATAATTTCCGCCAATCAATCTAGCGGGTTCTCCGGGTCTTGCGGGGGCGTATTCTGGATTAACGCCGCAAAGATCAGCAATATGCTTATTACTAGCAACATGGAAGCCTAAATCGTATGTGCCTTGAGGCTTTTTAAGTAGTGCCTTACATACATCTACAACATGCACGTAAGTTCGAATGGCGGTTCCATCCGGAGTAGGATAGTCGTTTCCATAGATTACAGGATTAGATTCCCGCTTAAAAATAGGAATTAGCCGTCTATTGTGATCTTTTACTTTTTCCGTGCCCCCAGCTACGTTAAAAAGCCGGAATACAGTATACTTGGAATATTGCTGGACCAACCTTTCGGCCATAGCCTTACTGACTCCGTAAGGATTGATAGGCCCCGCTCCTTCGCCGTACACAGCGGCGCTACTAGCAAATACATAGTGATCGGCCTCCACTTTTCCAGGCCAGTATGTATTATTTTGAATATACATTTCTGGGTTCTTAACAGACTCAGTTACTGAGTGATATGCTGCTAGATCAAAGACTACATCATATGATTTAGTAACTGAGTCCCCTTGATCTACAATGTCAGCCTCAATAAACTCTCTGAGTACGGAGCCAATAAAGCCCTTACCTCCTAGAATGAGATACCTCACCTATTGGCTCCGTAAACTAGTGCAATAATGAAAACTGTGTACGCAATTCCTGCAATACCTAGCAAAGGATTAATAACTATTACTCCTGCATAGATACACATGGCGAGAGTAAACGCCATAAACATATTCTTATCCATTGTCTAGTTCCCACTTTAGCACTTTGTCAATATTCTCTTGTGCAACTCGGTAGACATAACCACTAGGTGCTGCCGAGTTTCTAATATGCACTAAAACTCCCTTAAGCTCTTGAATTAGCCTAAGTGCTTCCTTCAATTCTGTATCCATAATTCACCGTCATCCAATCTTCTAAACAATTTTGTTCATTTATTAAGGGGCATCCGTCACCGTATTTAGAGATCATCCGTTCTTTCCACCAGGGGTAGAATTCTGATAGGATTTCTTCCTCAGTAAATGATCTATTATTTAGGGGTGCCCAGTATCTAACCATTTCTTTACCTTTACTGCATCTGTGGGTGTTACCCCAAATCTCCAATCTACAAGGTAGTTGGGTCCAATCTCGTCACTAGAAACTATCAATACGAAAGTATCTACAGTATTATTGTCTAAATAATCTACTGGATCAGCAATCGTAACTGGTAATCCAACTGCAGCAGTCAATTCAGCCGCAGTAAATGGAGAGCTTCGAGCCACCAGAGTAGCCCCCGAATCCTCCGCAATATTTTTCAATACTACACAATTCCATGAAGCTAACATAGAGGGATCCTTAAAGATCTCCTCTACGTCATCTCCGACAACTAGTACACCTACTACGTCGAAAAATACTACTTTCATTTTTCCTTATAGAAGTAATGGTTTCCAATTTTAATCTTGAAATCCATACTCTTTGCCCAGTAGGGTCGCTTTCCCGAGTGGAAATGCGTAGCCCCATATGTAACATCTAAAGTTGGGTTATTCCATACATACCTAGCAACAGATTGAGCAACAATCCATGCCTGTCCATATGGGGCTTTTCTTGATCCGCATTTCCAGCTAAATTGGCTGCACGTAATAACCTTACAGGGTTTACCCCTATTCAGAATAACATACGCAACAGCCTTTTGGCCTAATGTAGACTCACCACGAGCCTCATAATATACAGCCTGTGCTAAGCAGTCTAATTGCACTACAGAATTAGCTCTGCCTGCCTCTTGCGCTCTCGCACAATAGCTGCCTTGAGCTTTCTACGACGCCGTTGACTCGGCTTTTCGTAACGCTCCTTTTCAGCCAATTTCGCGAACATTCCATCCTCTGCTAGCTTTCGCTTTAGAGTCCGAAGCGCGCGATCCAGCTTATTACCTTTAACTTGTACTTGCATTAATCATTTCCATAAAATCGGAGCATCCACCAATGTGGTCTCCATCAATAAAAATTTGGGGAGCAGTCTTTGGTACACTACCCGTCCAGTCTATCCATTCCCATGTACTGGGTTCGTAGAAATCACTCTCTACAATCTCATAATTTAGCTCACGAGCAAGTTCCTTTGCTTTATCACACCATTTACAGTTAGGAATCGTATATATTTCAAACATTACCATGCCTCAGCTTAAAAGTCAAATACTTTTTTATTTACAATCGGTTTATCTCTCAGAGTATACCAACCTTTTCCATTATATATATTTCTAACAGACTCAAAGTAATCCTCATATTGAGGTTTAATTGCCTCTAGGCTAAAATTAGCAACAGCAAACTTTCGACATACTTGAGGATCAATATTGTCAATGTTCTTGGCAGCCCACACAAAATCCCCAAAGTTACGGCATCTATACCCTGTAACTCCATGAATATTGTTCTCAGTAAAAGCACCCCAATCTGTTGTAATTGTGGGAGTTCCACTAAGTAGGCACTCTACCTGAACACCTCCAAAAGGCTCATTATATAGCGATGGAACAAAAGCTGCTCTAGCGTGAGCCATTAGCCGCTTTCGGGTTTCATAATCCGCATAACCAACAAACTCGACATGAGAGGGACACTCCGTGTACCCCATAGCCTCTAGCGATCCTTGTCCAGCTATCTTTAGCTTAACGCCAGCTTCTTTAGCGGCCTGAATAGCAATATGAACGCCTTTACCATCGTATACACGCCCTAGAAATAGAAAGTAGTCTTCCTTAAATCCAACCTCAAAATCATTAACATCGAAATAATTAGGAATAACTACATCATACCAGTCCTGCTTACACGTTCCTACAGATTCGAGGCCATAGTAAGCATGATAAATGGCGTAAGACTCAAAAACTTTAAATCGAGCCCAGTGTCCACCAGCATACCCAATTCCGGGCTCGATAGTAATTAGATCAGGGTGCGCATCGCACACAGGTCTAACTCCAGCGCCCCAAAATGGCAGAATAATGTCGCCGGGCTGTTTTCTAAGCCCAATCTCTCTAATGGCATTCTTAAAGAAAGTCTGATATGCATGATCGTTCATATCAAACTGAAAAAAGTTGGTGCGCCAATCGTAATTATAAGCTTTTGCTAGGTCCGCATTGGTAGTAACGGGTACGTTATTTGGAACTGTAGAGTCTTCATGCCCATAATGGATAACATCCATCATGGAGCAGAACTTTAGCACTTTTTGAGTATACGCACACGCAGTATAGTCTTTACTAGTGACTGTATGTGGAAGGCCTAGTACATGTATCATCCAAAGGTCCACTTTCTTTTTCTTAGGTAGTAAACCTGATTATAAATCGATTTTTCTGTTTTACCTGGAAAATGCTCAAGAAGCTCGTTCATTGGCATCGTTCCAAATAACTTTTTGAGTCGGCATTTTTCTTCCCAAGTCCATCGCATTCATGTATTATATACTAAATGGCATAAAAAGTCAAGAATCATTTTTTAGTTCTTGACATTTGTACCGACATAGGGTAGTATAGGGAATGTTAAATATTGAGAAGGAAAACGGCCTAGTTACAATCTCAGTAGTGGGACCCAAAGGTAAAAACCTGCAGGTTCCTTATCAAGTTTGTACGCTAGAAGAATATCATAGCCCAAGCGAGATGTCAAGTAACTATTGGGCGCATTATGGATTTAATCCTTTTGGAGATGAAAATGACTCGTATTGTTATTGATGGGGGATTTGGAGAACATTTCCGCCTTTCTGACGCTGCTGTACAACTTTATGAAGAACTATCTGGAAGTACTCTAGATAATCATGCAGATATTGATCGTTCGGACCCTATTCTACTTCAAGTTGTTGATACACTCGGACTTAGAAATGCCGAGGGACCCGACTGTATGTTTTGTATAGTTGAAGTAGCTGCAGGAACTCGGTATTGCATTATTACTGATGATGTACTTCCTGAGTATGTAGTAACTGAGTTTGACCTGGATAAGGTAGCTACTTAAAAAATAGTTCTTGACTTTTTGAGCTATCTGATATATACTTATGACTGTTCGATGTACAAGATATGTAAAAGTTGTAATAAAGAAAAATTAAAACAAGAGTTTCATTCTAATGGTACCACGACAAGGGGTACCAAAAAATATAAACCAATATGTAAAGAATGCACTAATAAAAATAGTGGACTAATAAAACAGTCAAAAATAAAACAAGTATTGTCTAGCTTAAATAGAGACTACGCTTGTGAGCTATGTGGATATAATAAAAATTATGCTGCTTTATGCTTTCATCATGTAGACTCATTGCATAAGAGCTTTGCTATTTCTGAGAAAAGCTGGACAGCTTCTATATCTTCTCTACAACTAGAAATAGACAAATGTGTAGTATTATGTGCAAATTGTCATGCTGAAGTACATAATCCTACTTTAGAGAATTCCGTTTAACATCTATAAAAAACAATATTGGACACCGGGGCAGTACCGGTTACCTCCACCATAGATATACAGGAAGATGCGGCCGCATAATTAAAGGTATAGTAACCTTGCTACTGTATATTCATCATGGGGGTAAAATAGATCTCGACAATTTTGTGTAATAAATAGACTAGGAATCGGTAAGAAACGACCGCTAATCAGTTCAAATTTATAACTGCTAACGACAACGATAGCATTGAGGCATACGCTCTAGCAGCGTAAGTACTCTTGGGTTTAGCGCCACCTAGAAACAGAACGGGGCAACAACAAGCCGTCCAAGATTACCTTGGACGGCTTACCCTTCTGGAGTTTGAATATGAAAATTGCACTTGGATCAGACCTTCACCTAGAATTCGGAGATATCGAGATTCCTAACGATTTGGGAGCCGATGTTCTCATTCTATCGGGTGATATCATGGTAGCTCATTCGCTGCATGATTGGCCGATTGATCGCCCCTCAGAGGGCGGAAGAAACCAAGGTCAAGCTGTACGCTTTCGTGGCTTTCTAAAGCGTGTTAGTACCGACTATACTAGTGTAGTTATTGTTGCTGGTAATCATGAGTTTTACCATGGGCGTTTCCCAGAAGCTTATGATTGGCTTCGCGAAGAAGCTGCTAGGTATCCAAATGTACACTTTCTACAAAATAGTAGCGTAGTTATTGATGGGATCACGTTCCTGGGGGCAACTCTTTGGACTAATATGAATAAGCAAGATCCTACTACCCTTCATCTTATCGAGAATATGATGAATGATTTTAGGCTTGTTAAGCGTGGCGCACAGCATAACTATCGTAGGTTTTCCCCACAAGATGCAGTACAAGAGCATCTAAAAACTCTAGCGTACTTTAAGGAAGCTCTTGCAGCCCCTGGAAAGTATGTTGTAGTTACTCACCATGCTCCTACTGCCCTTAGTATTCATCCTCAATATAAGGATGATACTATTATGAATGGCGGATACCACAGTGACCTCTCTGAGTTCATTTTGGACCATCCACAGATTGCTCTGTGGACTCATGGACACGTTCATAATCCGGTGACTTACAATGTTGGAAACACCATTGTAGCCTGTAATCCTCGTGGGTATATTGGCCACGATCCTAACGCTAACAACTTTCAACTTCAACTTATCGAGATTTAAAATGCTAAAGTATATTCTAGCAGCTGTTATTTTTGCTACGCCTGCAGTGGCAGCAACTCCTATTTGTACGGCCCAAGAGTCTTACGCTAGGTTTATTATGACCGAACGTCAAAAAGGTACGGCCCTTATTGATATCGTAGACTCCCTCACTAGGGCTGTTGTTGAGAGTTCGGCAAGCGGTACTGTAGTGAGTAACATGCTTGTTATCATTACTGCTGCTTATAGGCGTCCTATTGTTGCTGAAAAGCAACAAGCTATTAATGATTTTAGTAAGGCCGTATACAATATCTGCGAGTCTTCACATACTTAAGCCGGCTTAGCTCAGTAGGTAGAGCGTCTGTTTTGTAATCAGAATGTCGTGGGTTCGATTCCTGCAGCCGGCACCATTTAGTAATAGGGGTCCTTGCGGCCCCTATTATTTTTCTTGACATTTATAGCTTCGGAGCCTATAATAGTCTCATGAACATTTTTGTACTAGACGAAGATTTTGATACCTGTGCGGAATACCATATTGACAAGCATATTGTCAAGATGCCTCTAGAAGCCGCGCAGCTTCTTTGCTCCGCACATTGGATTAGTCAAGTAGGTTTTATTCCCCGCAAGATTACTCCTACCGAACGTGCCGAAGCACAAAAGCTAGTTACTAGTGATTTTTATGGTATGACCCACTATAATCATCCTTGTGCTATCTGGGCTCGTTCTAGTCTAGATAACTTCGAGTGGCTACATTGCTATGCCAATGCTCTCAATTCAGAGTATGGCTATCGCTACGGAGGTAAGTCTCATAAGTCACTAGGAGTTGTCAACCGACTTCCCATTCCGAATATTCCTCGGCTTGGCCTTACTCCATTTGCTCTAGCTATGCCGGACGAACTTAAGTCTGACAATGCAATTGAGTCCTATAGAATGTTTTATATGCTTGACAAGAGTCCTTTTGCTTCTTGGAAGTATAGGTCTCCCCCACCTTGGTGGGACTCCTCAATTACTGATGGAGTAGAAACGAGGATTAGTAGACGATGATTATTCCCGAATATAAGGATTTTCTTAAGCTTAAGGCCGAAATCCAACCGCAGCGTGCATTAATTTACGATGATGGTTGGACTGAAAATCCCGATATTCGGAGTACCGAAGTGCGTTTCATTACTAGAGACGCCTATCCTGAAGTGTTCAGGATTATGCAAGAATACGGCCGCCAAAATCAGGCCCGCTGTGGTATTGATCGAGTCCTCCAGATCAAAGACCATATTCAGCTTTCTACGTACCATCCAGGGGACTTTTATGGATGGCACAAGGACGCTCGGCTCCTGTCCTGCTCTTTACTACTTACAGATGGTTTTACCGGAGGTAGGCTAGAGTTTCGTGACTGGGGTGGAACCCTGAAAAAGAAAGCTGGGCGTGCCGTATTCTTCCCTAATGTTGAACATAGAGTCCGCCCAGTACTGTCTGGTGTGCGAGACTCCCTAGTAGTGTGGTGGCAATGACAGTAGACAATGAACTTTTGAGAGCGATGGGGCTTCCCCCCGGTAAGGCAGGTCTCTCCCGACTGGTGCATGGTAAGACAGGTCCTGCACAGGCCTGTAGCCCGGCAAATTCTGGAGCAAGCGGTACTGTAGGGGTTAAGTACGACTCTAATAAGCCCCGCATGGATTTGCTTCCTCCGCGTGCTCTACTTGAGGTCGCTAAAGTATTAAGCTTTGGTGCTGCCAAGTATGCCCCCGGTAATTGGAAACGTGTGGATAACCTTCAAGCTCGGTATACCGCTGCCGCCCTTAGGCACATTGCAGATCATATGATTGATCCAAATGCGGTCGATGAAGAATCTCACATTGATACTCTAGCGCATGCTATTTGTTGTTTGATGTTCAAATTGGAAGATAAACTTGAAAAAGATCAAAGTACAAGCACACGAGCGACTGACGAAGGCTAATATCGAGCGCGTTATCAAGCTGCTCGAAGACCCCAAGCCTATCACTAAGAAGGCTGCCTATGAAATTCTAAATATCAAGGAAAACCCCTCTCGCCTCGCTAAGATTATTGAGGAATTCAAAGCTGAAAAGGCCTATGAAGCCTCTCGCCGCGAGAAGAACCGAGGCAAGCCCGCTGATCCTAGTGAAATTCAAGCAATCATTGAACTTTATCTGGCTGGTGAAGGAACTACCGAGATTGCTCAAAGGCTCTTTCGTAACTCCTCATTCGTTACAGCAATTCTAGAGCGTATCGGAGTTCCTAAACGTCCTACTGGAGACGCTCGATTTGAAAAGGCAATTCTGCCTGAAAATTGCGTCGCCGATAGCTTTGAAAAGGGAGAAATTGCTTGGTCCGCTAAGTATCATGCTCCTTGTCGTATCGAGCAAGTTCTTGATGCGGAATTTCTAGCTAAAAATCCCGGTATTTCCGGAAACTATGACTACCCTTGCTACAGGATTTATGTTACTGAAGCAATGGAAGACATTCCACCTCGTTTTGCTGGTGTTAGAGTTGGTGGACACTTTGCATATGCTTACGCGTACGATCTCGGTAAATTGACTCACCTTCAGGAATATGGGATTAATCTTGACAAACTTAGTTCATAAGCATCTTATCGTTCGAGCCACTCTTGGCTACTGCCCCGATAACCCTGAGTGGGTTAAGGAATGGCTGGCTCATCTAGTCAATGTTATTGACATGAAGATTCTTAGTGGTCCTCATGTAGCTCGCGTTGACAATGTTGTAGGCAATATCGGTTGCACTGGTGTAGTCATTATCGAGACTAGCCATATTGCGGTTCATTTCTGGGAAGAAACGGGCCTTATGCAACTTGATGTTTATACGTGTGGGCAATTTAATAAGGACCTTATTTTTAGGGAACTTGCCTGCCTAGAGCCTACGCATATGGATTTTAAGTTCCTCGATAGGGAATACGGCCTGATCGAGGTAATTTAACTCTTGACTTTGCTGCTCGGCTCCCTTATACTATATGGACAGTAAGGGAGCCGAGCGATGTTGCAATATTGTTATAATCCAGTAGAAACTCCCGCCTATGTATGGGCTAGAAGCCAAGACCCGAATCTTCATAGAATTTATTCGCAAGCCGGAATTGATGCCGGCCACGCAGACTATAGCCCCGCCATTCGCTACCGAGCAGAAGGCTATGAAGCGGGCTATGATGCGGCTCTTGCCGAAGGATACTTGTGGATTTTGGCTAGTGCTTATTTGGGTTGGACGCCTGTAAATAGAGAACAAAATGAAACTTAAGATGTATACCATTTTTGCCCGAGAAAGTATTGTCAAAATGAACGGCAATCGTGGCAAGATGTGCACGCAAGCAGGGCACGCGTATCTTCATGCTTTCTGGGACTCCGCAAAGAGGTTTCAAGGCGAGCATGGATTTGCAGAGGATCAACCTAGCGATGCAGAGCGCTATCAAGACAGCGATCATGCATATAAGATTACTCTGGTTGTAGATACTGTAGAAGAACTTGTTGTACTAAGAAATAAATACCAGCCTATCTGTGGTGTAAGTCTTGTAACAGATGCTGGGTTTACAGTGTTTAATGAACCCACCACTACTTGCCTAGGCCTTGGTCCAATTAGTGAAAACGATATTGGCGAAGATTTGAAGTCCCTCAAACTTTTTATGTGACCTATGAAAATTGAAATTCCCGACGAAGAAGCAGACTACATTACGGTACAAAATCTAAAAGAGTGGCGGGATGAGCTGCCAAATGTCCAAGGAATGTTCTCTCTGGACCCTGAAGAAGATCGAGAACAGATTGCTATTCTTGTAGACGCATTTGATAAGGTTATTGCCTGGTACAGTTAACGGGGGTGTGGTGTAAAGGTAGCCACGACGGACTTAAAATCCGTTTCCGTATGGAGTGTCGGTTCGAGTCCGACCACCCCTACCAATTCGGGTGATTAGCTCAGAGGTAGAGCAACGGGCCCTTAACCCGTCGGTCCTCGGTTCAATCCCGAGATCACCCTCCATGCCCGGTTAGCTCAGTGGTAGAGCGTCTCCTTTACACGGAGAGGGTCGGCGGTTCAAGCCCGTCACCGGGTACCAAAATTTTTCTTGACTTATTGGTCATTATACCCTATAATGGTTTTTCAAATGAGGAATGAGATGTATACAAGCTTTGTGAACCGGGGTATTTACGTTTTTACGGCTATTGAAGGTTATCGGAAGGCTTTTAAGAGGCGCAAGCAACTTCACTGGCTGCCCTCTCCGGCTCGGAAGCCGAAGTTTCCGGTACCTAAGTTCGGTATCTAAGGGGAATTAGCTCATTTGGTAGAGCGTCTGCTTTGCACGCAGAAGGCGAGCGGTTCGATCCCGCTATTCTCCACCAATTATTAGGTAGCTATGGTATCGCGTCCGGCACTCCGGAATCGCCATCCCACAGCAATTACCTGCACTAACAAGTCAGGGCTGGCTGGCACGCTGCAACGTGTCGATCCGCGATTGCAGAGCGGGGTAGGTTAGTGAAAAATTTTAGGGCCTAAGCTTTTTGCCGAAGGATAACCAAAGGGCCACCGTACGGGACCCCCCTAAATAGGCGGCCCTGAAAAGGTGTCCGTTTCCCGCAAGGGAGTGACTATCTTGAGGCACCGGGCTTAGCGCGCTTACCTCAAGATATTCTAGGTCTCCATGGCAGCCGCAAGGTCCCCACGGAGTTCCGAAAACAGTGATTAGCTCAACGGAAGAGCCTTCGGGTTCTTGGTTCGAATCCAAGATCACTGTCTCCGCAAGTAGTTTACTACTTGCCCACCTTAGGTTCCGGCCTAAGGATTAAGCTGACAACGCTGGGCACAGGGTTGTTAGTTTGCCCCCGAAAGAGTTGAGTGTGGCAGCACTTAAACTCCAAGTACCTGCTGCCGTAGGTAGCGATGCGGAATCGTTGGGGAAGAATAGTCAAGCAGTTGAAAAGAACTATTCGCCGCCTGAAAAGGTCCACGCGTGATGCGAGATAACCAAGTGTTTACTGCGACATGGAGCTAAGTATCTTACCACTTATGCCTCCATTAGTTTAGGTAAGATGCTGTCTAGCTGCCCGCCGGCTAGAACTAAGTTGTAACATGAGGCCCCTGGGCTAAGTGTAGGGCGGGCCAGATTATGCGAGTATGGCGAAATTGGTAGACGCACCAGATTTAGGTTCTGGCGGGCAACCGTGTGGGTTCGACTCCCTCTACTCGCACCAAGGTCCCCTTTGGGGATTTAAGTCCTGCTTCTAGGGCAGGCAATAGTTTGTAGTCGTCAGCGTAAAATTGGGAGTAGGGAAAGCAACCTGGAAAGAGGGACTCATAGTACAATGAGTTGCAGAATCCTAAACACCTCCACGGTTCGAAACGTGATAGAGGAGACGCAATACCTCGGCTACAAATTCTATTTTTACTTATACAATATTTGTATAGCTACAAATAGAATTATTGGTTAGTAGCTCAATGGTAGAGCTCTCGGCTGTTAACCGAGCGGTTGTAGGTTCGAGTCCTACCTAGCCAGCCAATAATATGTCGGTGAGGGAAACTGGTAATCCGCGGGTCTCCAAAACCTTGAGAAGTAGGTTCGATTCCTACCGCCTTCGCCATTATGGAAGCGTGGCAGAGTTTGGTTTATTGCATCAGTCTTGAAAACTGACGAAGGTAACACTTCCGTGGGTTCGAATCCTACCGCTTCCGCCATTTTTAACTAGGAAATAGCTATGTCCGCTGTATTTTTAACGTCCGATACGCATTTTGGACACGCTAATATATGTAAGTTTACAAACTATGATGGAACACCTCTAAGACCTTGGGATGATGTGGCCCAAATGGATGAGGATATGGTAAAGCTATGGAACGATACAGTTCGTCCTAATGATAAAGTTTATCATCTCGGGGACGTAGTAATCAATCGTAAGAGCCTAGCCATTCTAGACCGTCTTAATGGAGATAAGGTTCTTATTAAGGGCAATCACGATATTTTTCAACTTTCTGATTATACTAAGTATTTCAGAGACATTCGTTCTTATCATGTTATGAATGGTTGTATTTTATCACATATTCCTGTCCATAAGGATAGTATTGCACGTTTTGGGGCTAATATCCATGGACACCTTCATGGTAACCGAGTTCGCAAAGTACGAGACGTCGATGTAAAAACTGGCGGCTTACTGTATAGTGACCAAATTGACCCGGATTATTTCTGTGTATGTGTTGAGCATACTGGATTTAAGCCTATTCTTTTTGAAGATGTACTAACGCTTATTGAAAGCCAAGGTGGCCGGATCGGATTTAGGAATAAGTAATATGCAGAATAAGATGTACTTTCTATCGAAAGAGTCAACTCCTAGTTGGACTTTTTATGCGGATGATTTGTCTGTCATTCTGAAGCAACTAGAGCCTTGTATTTGTGAAGATTGCTGGGAATACGAAACGTTATTTGCAGCGCAACCCTATATAGAGCTTGATACTAAGGATAAGATTAACGCGCTTCTTGCTACTTCTTGTGGCTGCCAATACTACTTTGGAGAAGATTATGCCCAAGCCTAGGAAGAATGAAACTGAGCAGCAATTTATGAAGCGCTGCGTTCCAGCCCTTGTCAAGGAAGGAAAGGCCCAAGATCAAGCAGTTGCAGTTTGTCTCACTATGTGGTCAAACAAACCCAAAAATAAGTCTTGACTTTGTAGGTTTTATACCCTATAATACATAAATGAATTGCGAAGAACATACAAAACTTCGACTACAATACCTTTACGGGTATACTTGTGAAGTAGTCTCCTTTGACGATGCTTATGCACGGCTAAAGGGGACTAATTCTTTTCAGGTATTTAGAAACCATCGAAGACTTAGAAATGATGGTTTTCTAATCAATGGCGTTTATCACCACAAAGGGAGGCAACAATCAGTAGCGTAAATATGGTAGCTCTCAACGTTTTTGTGCGTGAAAGGGCCGAACTAGCTAGGCAAATTATCGAACTTGAAAACGTGGAATATGCTAATGCCACGGATAATAACCTAGCTGACGATGAACGATGGACTCTTATTGAGGTCCATAAGTATTTTGATACTAGAATTAAGGAAATTCAGGGCCTTTTAGGAGGTGAATAATGGCCCTGAATACTATGCTTCTATAGCTTAATGGCAGAGCAAACGACTGATAATCGTTCGACCCAAGTTCGATTCTTGGTAGAAGCACCAATTGTGCTGGTGGGCGGAAAGGCTACGTCTCGGTCTGCAAAACCGAATCATGAGGGTTCGAGTCCCTCCCGGCACTCCATTGGGGGATGGTGCAACTGGTAGCACGCCGGATTTTGATTCCGGAGGTTGTGGGTTCGAAACCTACTCCCTCAGCCAATTTTTTGTTAGGGTAGCATAACGGTAGTGCTCTGGTCTCATACGCCAGTCTGTGTTGGTTCGAGTCCAACCTCTAACACCATGCACGCATCGTCTAAATGGTTTAGGATTACACTCTTTCAAGGTGTAGGTGCGGGTTCGAGTCCCGTTGCGTGTTCCATTTTAAGGATAGAAAATGTCTGATGAAGCTACTAGATACGTAATACACGTAGTATATAGAGATTACTCTGAGCAAACCAAGAGATTTACTATGTCGCCTGAAAAGGCGCATGAACTAGCAGAAAAGGTTTTGATGTCAGATAATGTTAGAGCAATTACTCTTGGTGAAGTTCTACAATATGGACATAAGTCTTTTACAGAGGACTTCGACGTTTTATGGCCGTGTAGCTCAGAGGAAGAGCATTCGCCTGTCGAGCGAAAGGTCGGGGTATCGTAATCCCTCACGGTCGCCATTATTAACGGGTATTAGCGCAGTCTGGTAGCGCATCTGCTTTGGGAGCAGAGGGTCGTAGGTTCGAATCCTACATACCCGACCAATTTAGGGGGCGTGGGGACGCTAGTGCACTAACCAAGTTCGACTCTTGGCCCCTAATTTTATTACGCGAACACACTGATACCTACAGGGAACTTAATCTGCTCGGGTATAGTAGACTGTGAACTGACAGTGTGTTCACGTAATAAAATTGTATCTCTGGTGTACGTGGTCGGCACGTGGGACTGAAAATCCTGAGGTTAGGGTTCGATTCCCTGGGGATGCACCAACGTCCTATAGCTTAATGGTAGAGCGGTGCCCTTATAAGGCATGAGCAGCAGATGGCTGCACGATCTCGGTTCGAGTCCGAGTAGGACAACCATTTCCGGGTCTAGGGCCATCTGGGAATGGCAAGTGACTTTTAATCACTTCGTTTTGGGTTCGAATCCCATTAGACCCACCAAGCTTCGGTAGCTCAACGGAACAAGAGCACTACGCTACGGACGTAGGGGTTGAGGGTTCGAATCCTTCTCGAAGCGCCACAATTACGCCTAAGTAGCTTAATGGTAAAGCAGCGCATTGTGGATGCGCATATAAAAGTTCGATTCTTTTCTTGGGTACGGAAGGTGGGCAGGCTGGTAATGCAGCAGATTGCTAATCTGTACAACCTTAGGGTTGAGTGGGTTCGATTCCCACACCTTCCGCCAAAATTTTTCTTGACTTTTTAGTTAAACTGATATATTATATAAAAATATCGCGGACATGGTATAGGGGATGTGCCCAAGCCTTCCAAGCTTGAGAGGACCGGTTCGATGCCGGCTGTCCGCTCCAATTTACGGGTGTGTTGCAGATATGGTGTGTTCTGCTTGGGACTGTAAATCCCATCCCACTGGGTAAACAATCTAGGTTCGACTCCTAGCACACCCACCATATTTGCGCTGATAGCTCAATGGTTAGAGCCGACCGCTCATAACGGTCTGGTTGTGGGTTCGAGTCCCTCTCGGCGCACCATGCTCCCTTAGCTCAATGGAGAGAGCAGCAGGTTTCTACCCTGTAGATGAGGGTTCGATTCCTTCAGGGAGTGCCAATTTAATACCGGAAGTGTGTTACTTCCGAAGTTTGGAGATACAATGGCTAATAGTGAGCACACTACAAGGCAATTTGATTTTAGTTCAGGACAAACAGTAGCAATTGGAGCCACAAGCGCCCGCTCTACCGTTATTCCTTTTGAAGAAGTTTTAGTTACAGCTAGTATTGCTTGCTATATTTCAGTGGGCGGTTCTACAGTAACTGCAGCAAACAATGGTAACTCAATGGCACTCGCTGCCAATGAAAAGATTTTTCTACGGATTCCTATGAACTCCTATATTGCGGTTCTTCAAGCTTCCGCAGCTGGAACTCTAAGGATTCTTCCGGTACAGCTATAAAAATATTCCTTGACTTTTCTAGGTCAATCGGTTATAATACTTATATTGAGAGTGAGGACTACAAAGCCAACCTCTCAATAATAGATAGGCAAATCTAATAAATACCTATCTAGAGTAGCTCGCCCGCGAATTGCATAAGCGGACCTTATGGAATGCATCTACCGGCTCTGATGGCCATTATCCGGGGACCTGACCGTAGTAAACTACTCTACTATTGAAGTAGATGAAAAACAATAGGCTTTCCTATATAAGGTTTAGCGGCGCGCTTGTAAAAGTATTTCTACACATTAACGACCCGTTTGGCTAATGAACCTACCGGTCTAGTAAGTATGCTCAGATGAGCTCTACCTCAGTCCAGCCCTGGAAACACTGATGGATATCTCTTTATTGTTCGACTCGGCCGGCTCTTTATATCCGGTATCAGCGAATAGAAAACTACTTGCGGGAAGTTCCTAAGTAATTAGGCTTCTTTGGGTACAGCCGAGAGCTGTATCTTAAAAAGTCTAATAGCCGCGTGTGGCAAGAGCTGTAGTGATACAGTGACAGAAAGCTAGCGATCCTTATAGCTTTCGACGTTGAAAAACGGTTAATCACGCAGGGCAACTTCTTAAAAGACTTCCCTAAAAAGGAGTCTGCTTCCTACGATATGCCGAACAAGTGGCACTCGGGCAGAGTGTCATTTCCTACCGCAAATAGGATACGGATGCAACTTATCTAAGAAGTGAGAGTTACTGCCCCAGGTACAATAGTCTGAGTCTAGCAAACAAAGGCGTGTACCAGTTGTTAGGATAAACGTGTAAAAGCGTTCCGGTTCTAATGACCACTTAGTAGGGTGCCAACCGAAAAGTACGTAGGTGTGTGGTATTTTGATCTTCAAAAGAGATCGGAGCTACTGGCAAGCACATCTGCAGGATCTAGTCTTTACTAAACGCTATATGAAGCAATCAAAAGCAAAAGACTTGCCAGGCATTTGAAGTAAGAAGCCAAACACTCCAGTGAAAACAATGGAGTCATGTAGTAACCGCAAGTTACTTCATGTTGATTGAAAATGCTGTCCTAGAGGTTTAGCGGCCTCGAACTGCCTTAAGCAGAGGGTAGACTATCAGTCGAGTATTCAGATGCTTAGCGCTACAGCCTGCGCTATATAAATTGGGCGGCTTTGACGGGATAGGTGTTACACCTGGATACGCACGAAACCCTATAAGGAATACAGTGCTAAGACCCGTTGTACCAAGCAGTAATCTCATGCTTGGCTTAATTCTAGCCCCATTTTGGGGCTATTTTTGTAAGGAAAATCATGTTAGAATCTGCTAAGAAAGCTATTAAAAATAGCTCAAAAGAAAGTTCCGTTTATATTGGTTGCGACTCTGTTAGATTTAAGAAGGAGGGTCGTTGGTACGCCCGATACTCTACAGTAGTTGTTCTCCATATTGATTCTAATAGAGGTTGTTCTCTATTCTACGACACTGTAGTTCTTCCGGATTATGGTAACATGAAGCAGCGACTGTTAATGGAAGTTATGAATACTGTTAATGTGGCGCTAGAATTGCTAGATTCGGTTGGAGATAGGCACCTAGAAATCCATCTTGACCTAAATCAAAACCCTAAGCATAAATCAAATGTTGCAGTAAAGGAAGCCCTATCATATGTAAAAAGTATGCTACCTTATGTTGAAACTAGGATCAAGCCTTTTGCTTTTGCTGCGGCACATTGTGCCGACCATCTGGCCCGAGGTAAGAAAATATAGTTCTTGACAACTTGGTTGTTCTATAGTATTATATCTTTTCAATGAGAGGTATTGATGGGCGACCGTTTTTATCAAGCACAAATCAAAGAACTGGGCACTTGCCCAGGTTACACAGGAAAAGGAAAGAAAAAGAAAATGGCATGGGACGACACTAAGAAGCAAAAGGCTATCAGCATGTATACGGATGCTGGTCCTACTCCCGAAACGTCTATGGAAATTGTCAAGGACATTGCCGAAGATCTTGACGAAAGCCCTAATGGTGTTCGTATGATCCTGACTAAGGCAGGTGTTTACGTTACTAAGGGCCCTGCGAAGGCTGGCTCAGCTGCCCCTAAGGGTGACGGTGCTCCTCGTGTTAGCAAGGAAGCTGCCCACGCTAAGCTTACCGCTGCTATTAATGACATTGGAGCCGATGTTGACTCAGAGATTATCTCTAAGCTGACTGGTAAGGCTGCTCTGTACATTGCAGATGTTCTTGCTCAAGCTAGTAAGTAATCTTCACCAGCCCGCTCAGTTTTTAACTGAGCGGGCATTAGTGTTTTCCGAAGCATGTAAGGAGCAAAGAGGTTTGCCAACCTACTGATAAGGAGTAACGCTTTGAAAAAAGAAGATTTGAGAGCAGCATTGCTAGAGCATGGAGACTGCATTATTGATTACCGAAGTGCTGAGTCACAGAAGTTAAAGTATAATGTATGTACCCTAGATTTCTCTACGCCATATGTTGCCACCAAGCAAAATAGAGCCAAAGAATCTGATGATACAATCCTGGTATTTTGCTGGGATACAGACTCTTTTAGATTATTAAAACCAGCGAACGTAGTAAAAGTAGAACCTCTAGCACACGCACTTCAGCGTAGTCTAGAGAGGAGTAATAATGTTACTCCATGAAGCACCTACAGCCTATGAACGCATAATCCATTATGATCCTATAAAGGAACATCAGGTCCGACTTACTGTCAATACTTTTCGAGGAGTAGAATATCTACATCTTAGAAAGTATTACCAAGATTTTGATGAAACCTGGAAGCCTTCTAGTGAAGGAATCGCTATGCCAATAGACCTAGAGAACTCTCAGGAGTTATTCGCTGGTCTAGTAGAGATTCTTTCTCTCGCTGAAAGTAGGGATATTATTATAGCCCACTTCGAGGATTTAATTAAGCATACTTACCAATAAGACTTGACTTTCTCCGAATTATAAGGTAATATATACTATGATTTTAGAACAGGCAAGTAAAGCATATTATGAAGGCGCTCCCATCTTAACGGATGAGGAGTTTGACGCTATTTCCGATAATTATGATGTTATTGGATACGCTGTAGAAGGCGAAAAGCATACCCATGCATATCCTATGTGGTCCCTTCAGAAAGCCTATGATGGTGCCGATCCTCTGGATTGGTACACTGGCGTAACTCATACTACCCCTAAACTCGATGGTGCCGCGGTATCTGTAGAATTTGATAATGGTCTTAAGGTTGCCGCTACACGTGGCAATGGCAAGCAAGGTCTTGTTATTACTGATAAGATGCGAACTCTAGTTCCTGATATTAGCAAAGGAACATTTCAGGTAGTCGGAGAAGTGGTTGCGCCGAAGAGCATAAAAAATTCTCGTAACTACGCCGCGGGTGCTCTAGGACTCAAAGACTTGAATGAGTTTAAGTCTCGTGAGCTAACCTTTATTGCTTACGGCTGTAATCCAACCGGAGCAAGTTGGTACGAGGCTATGGAGTGGCTTCGCTCGCTCGGATTTAGGACGGTTCTTGATCCAGTGGATGAATTTCCCCAGGATGGAACGGTCACCAGAATTGACTCTACGCTCGACTTTGAGACTGCCGGATATACTGCTAAGCATCCCCGAGGCGCCTATGCCTCCAAGGAGCGTGCTAGTGGTTCTATTACAACACTTCTTGATGTTGAATGGAACGTCGGCCGCTCAGGTGTCGTTTCACCTACGGCTATCCTAGAGCCCGTTCTTGTTGGTGATGCTCTCGTATCCCGAGCTACTCTACATAACATTGCCTATATCAATGCTCTTGGGCTTGAACTAGGCTGTCAGGTAGAGGTCATTCGATCCGGAGAAATTATCCCTAGAATTGTGAGGCGTGTGTGAGTGGTGTCTATAATGAAACCTTCTTTTCTACTAGGCCTGAGATTGCTTCTTCTCCGGGTATCCTCTATTGTATCATTTTGGTTAATAAAAATTCCCTAGAGCGGGAAGTTTTAAAGATCGGAATTGCTAAGGGTAAAACCTGGAAGGATGCCGTACGGAGAGGCTTTGGATTTAAAGGATACGACCTTCGTATTCAGAAAATCTATTCTGCAACTCTTTACGAAGTCTGGAAGCTAGAGCAAGAATTGCACGCTAAATGGAAGCATAAACAAAAATCACCTTCCATCAAATTTGGAGGACACACTGAGTGCTTCGAAATTTGTCCCGAAATTATTGCTAGCGTGCCTAAAAATAATTCTTGACTTTCTCGGTTATATGGACTATAATCACTATATTGAATTGAGAGGCATATGGAACCCCCGAAGCACTGTCCATCATGTAATGGACCTCTAACCCTAGTAAAAGATCAACTGTACTGCACTAACACAGAATGTGGAGATCGGCAGTACAAGAAGGTAGAGCACTTTTCTTCTACCCTCAAGATCAAGGGTCTCGGACCCGCTGCTATCCGTAAGCTAGATATTCGTAACTTTTACGATATTTATACTGTGGATACTAGCCCTCTCGGCATAAAGCTGGCAGACAAGCTTAACGAAGAAATCGAAAAATCAAAGTCTGCTCCCTTAAATCTAGTTTTGCCCGCTCTAGGTATTCCCCTTGTTGGTAGTTCCGCCGCGGATAAACTCTCTGCTCTCGTGAATACTTTGCAAGAAGTTACTCCCGAGATTTGCCGAGAGGCTGGACTAGGTGAAAAAGCTACGAATAATCTGACGGAATTTCTACAAAAATTCAATTACGATCTTCCGTTCAATTATACGTTTGCTAAGAAGTCCGCTACTAACGGAGTTGTGTGTATTTCCGGTAAACTTATTAGCTTCAAAAACAAAGACGAGGCTAAGAAAGTACTAGAGGCTAAGGGATACATTGTAAAGCCCAGTGTCACCAAAGAAGTGACTATTCTAGTAAATGAGAGCGGAATTGAGTCCGCCAAAACTTTGAAGGCCAGAGAGTCTGGTGTTCGTATTATTAACAATCTAACAGAACTATTAGGAGACTAAATTGACTTTACCCAAGTGGAATGATGAACGTACCAACGAACTGCTTAACGCCATTGGTGGCGAGACGCCAGTTTCCGTTGAAACCGTAGCGAGTGTTGCGGAATCTCTCGGAACTAGCCCTCGTTCGGTAGCTAGCAAGCTTCGTAAGATGGGTTACGACGTTCAATCTGCAGCGGCTGCCGCTGCTGTTAAGGCTTACAGTGACGAGCAAGAGGCCGCTCTGGCTGCTCTTGTTACCAACAACTCTGGTGTTTTCACCTATGGTGAAATTGCTGAGCAGTTCGAAGGTGGATCGTTCACGCCTAAGTCTATTCAAGGTAAGATCCTTTCGATGGAACTTACCGAGCACGTTCGCCCAACCCCTAAGGTTGAGGCCGTTCGTACTTATACTGCCGATGAAGAAGCTACCTTCATCAGCCTTGCTTCTCGTGGAGCTTCTATCGAAGCTATCTCTGAGGCTCTTGGCAAGGCCATCAACAGCGTTCGTGGTAAGGCTCTGAGCCTTCTGCGTGCTGGCCAAATCGAAGCCATCCCTCATCAGGCTAACAAGGCGGCTGCTAAGGTCGATGCCCTTGACGAGCTTGGTGACGTTAGCGACATGACTGTCCAAGATATTGCTGATAAGCTTGGAAAGACTGCCCGCGGCGTTAAGACTATGCTTACTCGCCGTCGGATTAAGGTTGCCGACTACGATGGTGCTACTAAGGCGGAAAAGGCAGCAGCAGCCGCTGCTTAACTAGCTTTTCCTTCGAAAAAAGCTATTGGCGGGAGCGTGGAGATCATGCTCCCGCCTTTATATTGGGGAAAAGCATTTGAATATAGCTAGTGCGCTACTAAAGAAAGTACTGGAGGCAAGTGACCTAGATACATGGTCTAATCTTAGAAAGCATTATCTTCCCTCTGAGTACCATACTCTATTTGGAGTAATTACTAAACATTGCGAATCCCATCATACGCTTCCCTCATTTGAGGAGCTAAAATTAGGGGTACGCGATGCCCAAACGCGTGCCAAATTGTTTGCAGTTGAAGCTGTTGAAGTTGACGCTGATCCTTCGCTCCTGCTAGAATTCCTAAAAAATGAATATGCCCAACGTGAGATACTGTCAAAGCTAGAGAATTACATTGATAATTCAATTGCTTTTGAAACGGCAGAAGAAAGTCTTACGCACTTACACCAGATCGTCCTAGATGTAGAAGAACAAGTAGAGATCAAGGATCCTGCTGAGTCTATGGAACGCATCACACTCTTTGAGTCTGATGAAGAACTCTCTAGGTATATTGCTCTGGGGTTAAATACAGAGTATGACCACGAGATAAAGTTCTCTCCCAGAGACTTCGTTCTTATTGGTGGTAAGCGAGGAGCAGGTAAGTCAGTTACTTGTGCCAACTTAGCTGTTAATATCAAAAACAGTGGTAAAGCTAGTGCTTATTTTACTATCGAAATGGATAGTAGAAACATTCTACAACGGTGTGGCTCTATTGATACAGGTATTCCTTTTGGAAGACTTCGTAATAAAGAGCTTTCTGTTACAGAGTGGGAAATTGTGGCAAAATGGTGGGCAGATCGTCGAGAACACGGCGGTTTCCACTACGAACAATATCTAGAGCACAGAGACTTTTCTAAGTTACATCGAGGGCTCATTCAGGAAAAACTAGCAAAGAACCAGATTGAGATTATTTATGATCCTGTGCTTACTTTGGGCAAAATCCAAAGTGAAGTGGATAAGCTATATAGAACCCAAGACCTGGGTATTATCATAGTGGACTATCTAAATCAGGTTAAGCGAGGCACTGGTAGGGGTGGTCAATATGACTGGACTGAGCAGATTGAAATTGCCAAGGCGCTAAAAGCTATGGCACAGGAATATAACGTTCCTGTAATCAGTCCATATCAGATTGATGCTACTGGAGAGGCTAGATTTGCTAAGGGTATTCTAGACTCTGCTGATGCTGCTTACACGATGAACACTTGGTCCCATGGGGACGCTTGTATTACATTTGATTGCGTAAAAATGCGAAATAATGAGCAAAAGTCCTTTACATCTGAAGTAGACTGGTCTAGCCTTAGAATTGGACCGGCTAGCGCTCTTACTCCGAAAGAGAAAGAGGCTATGAAAAAGGCTTCTTCAGAAGAACCAAACGAGGTGTTCTAAATGAAAGTGGATGAGCTACTAAACAAGAAGGGAATATATTTCATGCCTAAAGGGCAGGATTATATTCTTTCTTGTTTAAATCCAGATCATGATGACAGTAATCCTAGTATGCGAGTAGATCGTATTACTGGAATCTACCATTGTTTCTCATGTGGATTTAAGGGTAATATCTTTACTTATTTTAATGTAAAATCAAACCCCTTTCAAATCAGACGTGAGCTTCTTAAAAAGAAAATTCAGCATAAACTAGCTGAAAGTATTGGAATTCTTATTCCATCAGATGCAGTTCCCTATGAAGGTGACTGGAGAGGAATAAGTGCCGAAACTTATAAGAAGTTCGAGGCATTTCAAAGCACTCTTAGTGATTTTTCTAGTAGGATTGTTTTTCCTATTAAAGACGTAAGTAATAGAACAGTAGCACTAATTGGTAGACATACTAACTTAGTGCATACTCCTAAGTACTTAATCTACCCTAGGGAGGCTAAGATGCCTCTATATCCAGTAGTAGAGCCAATTCAAGGAAGGATTATTCTAGTCGAAGGCATCTTCGATATGCTTAATCTTCATGATAAAGGGCTAACCAATACGGTCTGCACTTTTGGGACTAGGACTATTACGGAAGAAAAGCTAGAACTTCTAAAGATACAAGGAGTCGAAGGAATTGATATTTTCTTTGACGCAGATGAAGCGGGTCAAACCGCTACAAACAAAGTAAAAGAGCTTTGTGATCGCCTAAACTTAGATTATCGAAATATTGAAATAAAGCAAAATGACCCTGGGTCTCTAAGCGAGGCGTCAGTGCTAAACTTAAAAAGGAAATTATATGGTAGCTAAAGTAGCAATTATAGAAAGTAAGAAGTCTCGAACTGATTATAGTAAATACTTTGATTTTCCTTTTGATAAGTATGCCCTTGCTTCTGATCCTACTCTTAAGAAGATTCTTAAGAAGGATGTGGATATTGAAATTAATCTAGATAATTATGAGTGGATTCTTCTAATCGGTAGCGAGCCCCTAAAGTACTTCACTAGTGTTACTTCGGTGACCGAGTACTCGGGTAAGGTTGTTGATGGTAAGTTTATCCCCCTAATTAATCCAGCAATGCTGGCATTTAAGCCTGAGTCAAAGACCCTTTGGGAAGACTCGGTAGCATCTGCCACCGCCATGGTGACCGGCGCCAAACAGTCATTTGTTTTGGATAGCTCATATTACGTGGGTATCACCGATACTCAGGAAGCACTCGCGTATATTCAAGCTGCTATAGACGATTCAGGGGAGGCAGTCGCCTTAGACTCCGAAACTTCGGCACTTTATCCTAGAAATGGTTATCCTCTAGGTATTAGTCTTTGTTATAAAGAAGACTTTGGTGCTTACATTAGTACAGAGTGCTTTACTGAGGAAGTAGAGCAAAAGCTGCAAGAACTTTTCAAAAAGAAGATTGTAATCTTCCATAACGCTAAGTTCGATATGTCGTGGTTCACCTACCATTTTAAGTGGGAATTTCCTAGATTTGAAGATACAATGCTTATGCATTATCTTATCGACGAAACCCCTGGAACTCACGGTCTAAAGCAACTTGCTCTTAAGTATACTAAGTTTGGAGATTACGAAAAAGAACAACAAGAGTGGATTACGGATTTTTGTAGGCGTACTGGTATAAATAAAGAAGACTTCTCATTTGAGTATATTCCTTTTGAGATTATCACTCCATACGCTGCTATTGACTCGGTAGTGACTTATCTACTATACTTTAAGTTTAAGCCAGTTATTACTAAGAACCCCAAGTTCCTCAAAGTTTATACTCAAATCCTTATTCCTGGGTGCCGGTTCCTTACTCAAATGGAAAACAATGGAGTTCCATTTGATAACGATAGGCTAGTAAAGGCCCAAGACCTTATGCAGCAAGAGATTGATCTTGCTATACAAGAGCTGTACAAGCATGAGATCGTAAAAGAATTTGAGCAGTATCAAGGCAAGCAATTTAATCCAAATAGTGTCAATCAACTTAGAGTGCTACTGTTTGACTTTCTAAAGCTACGTCCCAGTAAGAAAACCAAAAAGGGAGAAAACTCCACTGATGCGGAAGTACTTAAGGAACTTAGCGAAGAACATGAAATTCCTGGCCTAATTCTAGATATTAGACAAAAGTCTAAAATTAAGAATACCTATCTAGACAAGATTATTCCGCAGCTAGATAGGGATAGCAGACTACGGACTAACTTCAATCTGCATGGTACTACCAGTGGTCGTCTATCTTCCAGTGGTAAACTTAATATGCAGCAGCTGCCACGAGATAATCCTATTGTTAAGGGTTGTATTAAGGCAGCTCCAGGGCACAAGATTGTGTCCATGGACTTGAAAACTGCCGAAGTTTATATCGCGGCAGTTCTTTCAGGGGATCAAGGCCTTATGGACGTTTTCCGTAACAAGGAAGACTTCCACTCTAGTATGGCTAAGAAGGTATTCAAGCTTCCTTGTGAAGTTTCTGAAATTAAAACCCTCTACCCCGAACGTCGTAGTGCGGTAAAGGCTGTTACCTTTGGTATTCTATATGGTGCCGGTCCCTCAAAGATTAGTGCTGAAGTTACCAAAGATACCGGAAAGTCCTTTACTATTAAGGAAGCCGAAAAAGTTATCTCTGACTATTTCGGAGCGTTCAGTAAGCTTAAGTCTTGGATCGAAAATAACCAAAACTTTATCGCTAATAATGGTTTTATTTATAGCTATTTTGGCAGAAAGCGTAGACTTGCTAATGTCTTTTCTGAAGATAAGGCAATCGCAGCTCATACAGTTAGGTCTGGAATTAACTTTCTAGTGCAGTCTGCATCAAGTGATGTAAATCTACTTGGAGCTATCGATATGCAAGCCTACATTGTAGCTAACAAGATGAAGTCTAGGATTTTCGCTCTTGTACACGACTCCATTCTTGCAGAAGTACCTGATGAAGAACTAGAGCTTTATCAGGAGAAGCTGCAGCATTTCATTCAAGTTGATAGAGGCATCAGTATTCCTGGAGTTCCTATCATGTGTGACTTTGAAATTGGAGAGGACTACTCTACCGGCAAGTTTGAAAAGACTTACGAAGACCTACTATGATAAGAACGTATAGGGAAATTCCTAGTATCGTGTTCCCTATATATCGGCTACCATCGGATAATGTAGAGTTATCCGATGGACTGCTATTTTTAGACGGAGAGATACTAGATGATACAAATATGCCCGGAGAAACTTTAGGACGTCGTAGGTTACAAACTCCTATGAAGGGGCTGTTTCAGCTTCCTAGAGGCTCCTATGAATTACAGTACTTATTCAAGTACAAATTCTACTTAGATTCTGCGGGCAAAGTATTTATTTATCAAAAGACTAAATCACAGGAACTAAAACACTATAAAATCAAAAGAGTTGAGAAAAAAGATACTAAATCTTTAATCTGGTTCTTTGATATACCATTTCCAATTGAGGCTACTAGACCTCCAAACGAGAAGTTTCCTTATGCTAGGATTCTGTGTCTTAACGGCCACCCTTGGTTTGTCTACGATTTTGTCCTAGAGAAGGGCAAAGATACTAAAAGGAAAGTATGAGTAAATCAAGAAAGAGAGGTATCCAACAACAAAACTTTGACCTGGTAGCTGTTGCTCCTAGAACGGAAAACCAACGAAAAGTTTTTAACGCAAAAGGCCATCTAGTATTACATGGCGTTGCTGGTACTGGAAAGACCTTTCTGAGTCTCTATTTAGGCCTTAAACACCTATTTAACGGAGATTATGACAAGATTGTTCTAATAAGAAGCGCTGTACCCACAAGAGATATAGGGTTTCTTCCAGGAAATGACAGAGATAAAGCAGAGATTTACGAAAGTCCATACAGAGATGTTTGTGAGGAGCTTCTTGAGCGAGGGGATGCCTACCAAATATTAAAAGCACAAAATCAACTTGAATTTAGGACAACATCCTTTATTCGTGGAACAACTATTAGAAATTCAGTCATTGTTGTTGACGAATGTCAAAACATGACCATGCATGAACTAGACTCTATTATTACGAGAGTCGGGGATAACTGTAGAATTATATTTTCAGGAGACTTTAGACAATCAGACCTTAAGTCTAATGGATTAAATCAATTCTTTACTATTCTAAGGAACATGGGTGAATTTGAATACGTTGACTTCACTGTGGATGACATTGTAAGAAGCGGCCTTGTCAAAAATTACATAAAGGCAAAAACAGAATATGAAAGCAGTTTTAAGTAATAGAATTTATATGGATGTAACTCCAGAATTTGAGGAGCATCTAGATAAAGAACTGACATATAAAATACCTTCTTATAATGAAGAAGCACCACCAACTGTAATTAGAAATATGAGTTTAGTTCGTCCAGGCATTGTAACAATACCAATTGGACGAACTGACTTAATTCCTTCTAATTATGAGATTGTGGATAAAAGAATAAAGAGTCCCTGTGACTTTCCTGACTTCAAATTTTCACTAAGACCTAGCCAACAAGAAGTATATGATGCGTTAAATGATAACGCTATTATTAACGCTTGGGTTTCTTGGGGTAAGACTTTTACAGGACTAGCTATTGCTGGAAAGTTAAAGCAAAAAACCCTTATCGTTACACATACGATTCCACTAAGAAACCAGTGGGCTAGAGAAACTGAAAAAGTTTATGGGTTTTCTCCTTCTGTGATTGGAAGCGGAAGCTTTGATATGAGTAAGCCCATAACTGTTGCTAATACCCAAACTCTCTACAGAAATATACCCAAAGTCAGTAGAGAGTTTGGGACTATTATTCTTGATGAAATGCACCACGTATCTAGTCCCACTTTTTCTAAAGTACTAGACAGTAACTATGCTAGGTATAAAATTGGTCTAAGTGGTACACTTCTGAGAAAAGATGGCAAGCACGTAGTCTTTAGGGATTACTTTAGTAACAACATCTTTAAACCTCCAAAAGAAAACTATATGGTTCCGGAAATTCATATTGCCGAAACAGGTATTCGGTTTATGGATGGAGCAAATATTCCTTGGGCCAACCGAGTTAATAACTTAACTCAAACCGAAGAATATAAAGTACTTGTTACCTTACTAGCAAGAAAATATGCTGACCAAGGGCACAAAGTGCTAGTTCTATCTGATAGAGTAGAATTTCTAGAAACTATTTCTAAAATGATTGGCGATAAAGCTGTTGCAGTAACCGGAAAGGTTAAGGGAGATAGAGAGAGCATAATCAACTCTATTAACTTTGATAAAGATGTTATCTGTGGAACTCAGCAAATTTTCTCTGAGGGAATTTCACAAGATAGCTTAAGTTGCTTAATTCTAGCAACACCTGTCAATAATGAGTCTCTACTAACTCAGTTGGTTGGACGAGTTGTGCGGGAAAAGAAGGGGAAACAAACCCCCGTAATTGTAGACCTAAAACTAATTGGCAAAACTGCAACACGGCAATTTAACAGTAGGCTCGGTGTTTATATGAAGGAAGGGTATAAGGTAACTTATCTATGAAGGAACTAAATATTATTAATAATGAAACTGTAATGATCGAAGACGGTATTAACACTCTTGTTGAGAAGTGTTTTCGTAACTCTGTAAAGTCTGGATGGTGGACAGATATCAATACCGGAGCACCTCTAGAGCGTAATCAGGGTGAAATGCTTATGCTAATCGTATCTGAGATTGCAGAAGCTATGGAAGCGTGCCGAAAGAATCTTGTAAGTGACAAGATCGATGGGTACCTTGGCGTAGAAGAAGAACTTGCTGATGCAGTTATTCGAATCGCTGACTTTTGTGGTGGATTTGACCTTGACCTAGCTGGGGCAATTCTAGATAAGTTAGAGTATAATGCCACTAGAGAAGATCATAAGATCTCCAACAGACTGCTGGAGGATGGAAAGAAGTGGTAAGACTTATAGCCATTACGCAACCCGTAAAAGGGCTAGAAGTAGCTACTCCTGAAGACTTAGTTGCCTATATGGCTAGAGTTTCCAACCCGAGTAATAGAGCTAATGTCAAAACAGCAAAGAAGCTCCTAAAAAGCCTTATTAGGGACGCCCATGTAAGCCCTCTTGAAATGGTAAACGTAGTCATGGAGATTACCACGACTAGGGATATCAGTAGGCAAATAATTAGGCATAGAAGCTTTACTTTTCAAGAGTGGAGTCAGCGGTATGCAGTAGTTCCGCCAACACCGCATCTACGTGAAGCTAGAATGCAAGACCCTAAAAATAGGCAAAATAGTATAGAGACAGATGATAAAAATCTGAAAGAAACTTGGAATATGAAACAAGCTTCTTCTTTCTCTAAAGCTATGGAGCAGTATAATTGGGCTTTAGATGAGGGAATAGCAAAAGAGCAGGCAAGAGTTGTATTACCCGAGGGTAATACAGAAACTACTTTATTTATGAATGGTACTCTACGTTCCTGGCTTCATTACTGCCTACTTAGAATGGGTAATGGGACGCAGAAAGAGCACATGCAAATTGCAAGAGAATGCTGGGACTTAGTCAGGGAACAGTTTCCTGTCATTGCACAAATAGCTCTAGAAGTAAACGAAACCAATGAGTTTAAGCAAAAGCTTGTTGACTTTATGGAAGAGTTTATGCCGGACACCTTGCATAAAATAAAGCTTGACTTTCAACGCTATCTGTGATAGAATGACTATTCTGTATGATTGGAACAAGATAAATAGAGCAGCTCAAGGAAAAGTAAGTAATATCATAACTATACTTGATATGATTACTTTTAAGAGAAAACCCCGTAGTAAGATTGACCCTAGGTACAAATTCTACGGTAAAGATTTCTCCGGACTGTCCTACTTACTAAATCCAGAAGAATTACTAGAGTATAAGAACACTGTAACATCAAAAGAAATAGCCCAGTACCTTGCTCTGGCTAGTTATAGAAGTCACGCAGAATTCGTTATGACAGGAGATAGGAGTCTAAGTCTCCTAAAAAATCCTGTTAGATTAGACTTAATAAAACACAACCGCTTGCTACAGATTGACAACAGCATAAAATTTCTGTACGAAGAATTAAAGGAGATATAAATGGCTTTAGGTTTCGCAAATCAAAAGGGTTCCGCTCAAAAGAGTTCAGTAGATACCTACAAGTATAAGGACGGAGAAAACTCTGTTCGTATCGTAGGAGACATTCTAGCCCGTTACGTTTACTGGGTAAAAGGTGAAAACAACAAGGATATTCCTATGGAGTGCCTTGAATTCAACCGCGACACTGAGCGCTTTGACAAGGCTGAGCACGACTACGTAAAGGAGTACTTCCCAGACATTAAGTGTGGATGGGCCTACGCAGTTCAGTGTATTGCCGATGGTAAGCTAACTGTTCTCAATCTTAAGAAGAAGCTTTGGGAGCAAATTATTCTTGCCGCTGAGGACCTTGGCGATCCTACCGATCCTGAAACTGGATGGGATATTGTCTTTGAAAAGAAGAAGACTGGTCCTCGTCCTATTAACGTAGAATACACCCTGCGAATTCTGCGTTGTAAGCCTCGTGCTCTTAATGAGCAGGAGCTAGCTCTTATTGCTGACCTAAAGTCTATGGATGAAGTTATTCCTCGTCCTACGGCTGAGGCTCAGAAGGCTCTACTTGAGCGTCTGAGAAATGGTGGTAATAGCGAAAATATTGATGAAGAAACGATTGAGGACGAATACTCAATCTCGTAATATCTATAGCGGGGGCCTAACAGCCCCCGTATTTTTATCAGGAGTATTATGATTTTATTCATAGCTGATATCCATATAAAGCTAGGGCAGAAGAATGTTCCAGTTGAGTGGGCTCGAAATAGGTATTTAAGTTTCTTTAATCAAGTATGGAATATCTCATGCTCTAGAATTATTCTAGGTGGAGATATTTTTGATAGACTTCCATCAATGGAAGAACTACAATTATACTTTACTTTCATTAAAGGAATTACAGTTCCTACATATATTTACAGTGGAAACCATGAATCCACTAAAAAAGGAAAGTCATTCTTTTCTTTTCTAAAAGAAGCTACTACTGCTATAAATCCTCTAGTTGAGGTAGTAGATGAGGTTCTAGTTACTGAGGAATTCACAATTGTACCATACGAATTTATACACACAGTGGACTGGGCTAGTCTTCCCCAGCAGCCTTTATATACTCACGTTCGCGGAGAAATTCCGCCGCACGTAAAGCCAGAAATAGATTTAAGTCTGTTAGATAGATTTCCAATAGTATATGCTGGCGACTTACACTCCCATTCTAATACGCAAAGAAATATAATATACCCGGGTAGTCCAATGACTACTTCTTTCCACAGAAAGCACGTAGAAACTGGGTATCTACTAATAGATGGCACAGAGTGGAATTGGTACAAATTTGAACTGCCACAGTTAATTAGAAAAACTGTTACAAGTGACAAAGACATGGTCCCTACAGATTATGACCATACTATCTATGAACTTGAGGGTGATCTGGTAGAACTATCTAATGTTAAGTCAAACGATCTACTAGATAAGAAACTTGTAAAGCGTGCTACAGATACAACTTTAGTTCTTAGTAAGGATATGACTATGGAACAAGAGTTAATTGAGTATTTTCTCTACGTCATGGAAATTCCCGAGGAAAAAATACCAGAACTAATAGGAGTTTTTAATGATAAAGTTAAAAAGACTGACATGGGATAACTGCTTTAGCTATGGTAAAGATAATTATCTAGACCTAGATGAGCATACTATTACACAGATTATTGGATTAAATGGAACGGGTAAATCCTCTATTCCACTAATAATCGAAGAAATTCTCTTTAGTAAAAACTCTAAGGGAATTAAAAAAGCTGATATCGCTAATAGAAATACTGGTAGTGACTCTTATAATATAACACTATCTTTTGAAGTAGGAACATCAGATTATGTACTAAAGCTCACTAGAGGTTCTGCTTTAAAAGTGGTTCTTCTAGAAAATGGTACCGATATTTCTAGCCATACGGCTACTAATACACTAAAAACAGTACTTGATCTACTTGGTATGGATTTCAAGACAATGTCTCAGTTATTCTACCAGAATACAAATGCTAGCCTACAGTTTCTAACAGCTACAGATACAAATAGAAAGAAGTTTCTAATTGATCTTCTACATCTAGAAAATTATGTAGAGCTGTTTGATATTTTCAAGGAAGCAGTAAAAGAAAGTTCGCTACAAGTATCTGGACTAGCTTCTAGGGTATCGACCATTCAAAAATGGTTGGACACAAATAAGTTGGAGGCTACGGAAGTACTGCCCCTTATAAATTTAGATATTTCTTCGGATAAAGACGAGATTGAATTAGGTTCATTAACGCAGGAACTTAAAAGTATCTCCGAGAAAAATAAAAAAATCTCCATCAATAATGATAATATTGAACGGTTAGCTAAGATTGATTTTTCCCAGTACGCGAAGATACCGGCGAACGAAATACTATCTTATGATAAAGAACAGCAAGAACTTGGAGCTAAGAAGAGCCAAACTCTTAGCCTTAAAAAGTCGATAGAAAAGCTACAAGGTCTAGGAGATCAATGTCCCACGTGTGAGCAGGATATTGCTCCAGAATTCAAACAAAGGTTAATTGAAGAAGATCGTGTAAATCTAGCACAGCTAGAGACAGACATTGAGTCCCTTCAAGAAACAATAGATAAAATTCAACTTAATAATACGCAGTTTAATAAGAAGGTTAAACTTCAACGTGATTATGAAGATGCGCTTAGAGCTGTAGATAAAAGTCTGCCAACTACGCTACTTGATCGTCAAGAGTTTGAAGTTAAAATTGAGACCCTTAGAAAAACTATTGCCGATACTCAAGCAGAGATTGCTCGTATTATTAAAGAGAATGAGCGCAGAACAAAAAGCAACACTAGAATACAAGTTATAGAGGAACAAACAGCTTCCTTTTTAGCTGAATTAAATGAGGCATCTACAAGTCTTGACCTCGAAAACGATAGACTTGGTAAACTAGAGATTCTAAAGAAAGCCTTTAGTTCTAATGGTCTCATTGCATATAAGATTGAAAACCTAATCAAGGAACTCGAAGAGCTTACTAATACATACTTAGCAGAACTATCTGACGGTAGATTTACTATCGAGTTTGTAGTTTCTAATGATAAGTTAAATGTAGAAGTTACGGATTTTGGTAAGCCTGTGGATATTATAGCTCTTTCAAGTGGAGAACTTGCACGAGTTAACACAGCAACGCTCCTAGCCCTTAGAAAGCTTATGAATAGCATTTCTAAGTCCAAACTCAACGTATTATTCCTAGACGAGGTGATTAACGTATTAGACGAAACCGGTAAAGAGAAACTAGTAGAAGTGCTATTAAATGAGGATTTAAATACCTTTATTGTTTCTCATAACTGGACACACCCATTGCTCGAAAAGATTGAGATAATCAAGGACGAGAACGGTGTAAGTCGCATAGAAAGGTAATATGGTAGACTCACGAGCAAAAGGAGCCCGTGGTGAATATCTAGTAAGAGATTTACTTAGAGATTATACCGGACTACAATTTGAGAGAGTCCCCATGTCGGGGGCTCTCGAATATCTCAAGGGAGACCTATACATTCCTAACTCTAGTAATGTATTCTGTATAGAAGTGAAGAACTATGCAGACTCTCCCTTGACAGACAAGATATTTACACAAGAAAAAACCAACAACTTAGTCAAATGGTGGATAAAGATTAAACACCAGGCTTCTAATTGTAATCAAGAACCTTTGTTATTCTTCAAATATGATAGGTCCAAAGTATTTGTGGCTACAGTAAGAAAGCCAGAACGAACTGAAAAGTTTCTTTACATTGGCTGGTTATCATGCTATATTATATTAGCAGAAGAATGGCTAGAAAAAGAAAAAGTGGAATTTATAAAATGAAGTTTCCTGAAAACAAAGAACGGCCAAGTGGTAATCTTATGGTTGTGGATGCGCTCAATCTAGCCTTTAGATGGAAGCATAACAAAGAACTTGTATTCGCAACTAAGTATCGAGATACAGTAAAGTCCCTAGCAAAGTCTTATGACTGTGGCTCTATTATAATTGCCGCAGATTGGGGTAAATCTACATTTAGGCGAGAAATTTATCCTGAGTATAAGCAAAATCGTCAAGAAATTGTAGATGCTCAAACTGACGAGGAGCGTGAGGAGTCTGAACTCTTTTTCGCCGAGTATGAAAACACTCTTGCGCTTCTAGCAAAGGAGTTTCCAGTATTTCGCTACAAGGGTGTAGAAGCCGACGATATTGCAGCTTGGGTTGTCCGTAATCGAAAAAAGTTCAACTACGAAAACGTCTGGCTTATTAGTTCTGACCGAGACTGGGACCTCCTAATTAGTGAAGACGTAAGTCGCTTTTCTTATGTCACTAGAAAAGAGACTACTTTGGCAACTTGGGACTACGATGTATCTCCCGAGTTTTATATCTCTTATAAGTGCCTAATCGGCGATAAGGGAGATAATATTCCTGGAATTGCAGGAGTCGGTCCAAAGAAAGCCGCAAAGCTTATCGAAGACTACGGCGACGCATTTGATATTCATGCAGCGTGCCCAATTCCTAGCACTTATAAGTATATACAGACTCTGAATGAAAACAAAGACCAACTACTGATTAATTACGAATTGATGGATTTAATTACTTATTGCGAAGAAGCAATAGGGAAGTCTAACGTATTAGACTTGGAGTGGAGATTAAATGAATATCGACTACAGCAGGGATAAGTTTCTATCCCCTTTTGGTATTGCTACCGTAAAGGATAGGTACCTAGTTCCAGGGGAGGAGTCTCCCCAAGATGCTTTTGCTAGAGCAGCTAAAGCCTTTGCAGATGATGAGGATCATGCGCAACGCCTTTATGACTACATTAGCAATCTGTGGTTCATGCCTAGCACTCCAATTCTGTCGAATGGGGGGACTAGTCGTGGACTCCCGATTAGCTGTTTTCTAAACTATGTAGATGACAGCCGTAAAGGAATTACTAATCATTACGAAGAAAATGCTTTTCTAAGTTCTGTAGGAGGAGGTATTGGTGGATACTGGGGACGCGTTAGGCCTGTTAGTAGTAAAACTTCTAATGGCTCTGAGTCTACTGGTGTTATACCTTTCATTAAAGTAGTAGACTCCGAAATGTTAGCTTTCTCTCAGGGAATTACTCGTAGAGGAAGTTACGCCGCCTATCTAGACGTATCTCACCCAGAAATTGAGGAATTTCTAGATATTCGTAAGCCTACTGGGGGAGATATTAATAGAAAGTCTACTAATCTTCACCATGCGGTAATTATTCCTGACAGCTTCATGGAATTAATTAAAAAGGCCGCAGAAATTCCTGGATTTGATGATAGTTGGCCCTTAATTGATCCTAATACTGGTAAAACTGTTAAAACTGTTCCAGCTAAGGCAATCTGGGCAAAGATTTTAGATAATCGTGTAGAAACTGGAGAACCTTATATTATGTTCTCTGATACGGTTAATAGGTCACTTCCTCAATGGCTTAAAGATAAAGGATTAAAAGTCCATCACTCTAATCTCTGCACAGAGATTGTTCTCCCTACTAATGAGGATAGAACTGCTGTATGCTGCTTATCTAGTGTTAATGTAGAAGAATACGATAGCTGGAAAAATAATAAGAATTTTATTCCAGATATCGTTAGGATGTTAGATAATGTTCTAACTTACTTTATTAAGAATGCCCCTCCTGAACTGCATAAGGCAGCATATAGTGCAGCAATGTCGCGGGATATCGGGCTAGGAGCTATGGGACTTCATGCATATCTTCAAAGACACAATGTTGCGTTTGAAAGCGTTTTCGCTAAAAAGATCAACAAGGAGATTTATCGTCATATTAAGCAGGAGGCTCTTAGGGCCGACGCTATCCTTTTTGCTGAAAGGGGTGGAGCACCTGATGCTGCTGGCTACAATCGCCGCTTTTCTCATCTTCTTGCCCCTGCTCCTAATGCTTCTAGTAGTATTATCTGTGGCAATACTAGCCCTAGCAATGATCTATATACCGCTAATGCATTTGCGCAGAAAACTATGTCCGGAACAGCTTTATTAAAGAATGAGTACTTAGAGCATCTATTACAAGAATACGGACAAGATACTGAAGAAGTTTGGAAGAGTATTATTACTAATCAAGGTAGTGTGCAACATCTTGATTTTCTTACTCAACATGATAAAGATGTTTTCAAAACAGCTAATGAGATAGACCAACGTTGGGTAGTTGAACTGGCTGGAGATAGAGCAGAGGATATTTGTCAATCACAAAGTGTAAATCTTTTTTATCCTCCTACAGTTTCTAAACTTAAATTGCATCAAGATCATCTTGCTGCATGGGAAAAAGGCATGAAAAGTCTATACTATATTCGTAGTCAAGCAATTAAGCGAGCAGACAAAATCTCTGTAGAAATTAACAAGAGTGATTTTTCTACAGAAAATGACTGTTTATCCTGTGAAGGGTAACTATGGACTATCTACAATGTTATATACATTTAATAGACTCTAGGAGCTATAAACCCCTTAATAGAGAGTTAGGGTACGAAATACATCATGTAGTACCTAAGTGTATGGGGGAGAAAACTCTTCCCATAACCTAGTCAAATTAACTTATAGGGAACACTTTATAGCCCATAAATTACTGTGTAAAATATTTCCAGACAATAAAAGCCTAAACTATGCTTTTTTATGTATGATAAGGGACCCCTATGGGTATAGAAATTTTTCTAGTAGACAAGTAGACAATATAAAAGTATCTTTTTCAAAATTCAGGTCTAAAGAACTTAAGGTAAATAATCCTATGTTTACAGAAAAGGCAAGAAAAGTTCATTCAGATAGAATGAAGATAAGTAATCCTACTAGAAATAATCCTTCTTGTAATAGGACTGCTCAGCCCATAGAAGTATACTATATAAATGGGTCAATAGAAAAATATACTTATGCAAAAGAGCTAACTATAATCAAAAATATACCATATGGTACTGTAAAACACATGCTCAAGTATAGTGTTGGTTGCAAAAAACATGGAGTGCTAAAATTGGTACGGTTGGAGAAATAAATGTTAACTGAAACGAGAGAATACTATAAACCTTTTGAGTACCCTTGGGCATTTGAATACTACAAAACCCAGCAACATATGCACTGGCTGCCTAATGAAGTGCCTCTAGCCGATGACCTGAAGGATTTTAGAGATAAGCTAGCTCCTGAAAGTCAACTGCTGATTACAAGGCTGTTTCGCTTCTTTACGCAGGCAGATAGTGATGTGGCAGGAGGCTATGCTAGTCACTATCTTCCGACCTTCAAGCCGCCAGAAATTAGAATGATGCTATCTGCCTTTGCTTCTATGGAAGGTGTACATCAAGAAGCTTACTCTCTACTACTAGAAACTCTTGGGTTTCCTGATGATGAGTATAAGAAGTTCATGGAAATTAAAGCCATGGCAGAAAAGCATGAGTATCTAAGCCATTTTGGAATGGATACTAAGGAAAATATTGCTAAGACTCTGGCTATTTATAGCGGATTTACTGAAGGTGTACAACTATTCTCTAGTTTTGCAATCCTTTTGAACTTCCCTAGACATAACCTAATGAAGGGCATGGGCCAGATTATTACTTGGTCTGTTCGAGATGAGACTCTACACGTAGAAGGTATGAGCCGTCTATTTAGGCAGTATGTTCAAGAAAATCCTGAAATATGGACGGATGAAGTAAAGAAAGAAATCTATAGTGCAGCCGAAAGAACTGTAGAACTAGAAGATGCTTTCATTGATACTTGTTTTGAAAATGCTAGTGTACCGGGACTAACGCCGGAAGAAGTAAAAGAGTACATTAGATTTATTGCAGATAGACGACTAGTGGGATTAGGCCTAAAGAAAATCTTTGGTAGCGAGAAAAACCCATTAGATTGGTTAGACTATATTCTCAACGGAGTTGAACATACTAACTTCTTTGAAAATAGGTCTACTGAATATGCAAGAGCTTCTACAAGCGGCACTTGGTCAGACGTATTTAAGTAAAAATAAACCCCCACAGGAAACTGTGGGGGTTTTTCTTATTTAGAAAGTAGTTTAATTACTTCCTTATTTCTTTTATCGCAAAACTCAACTATAGCTAAAGCATCTTTGAGCTTTCCGTTTGCTTTATCTAAATTGCCCGTTTGGGAGTCTAAGGCTACTGCTAAGTCTCCTACAGTAGCATTTGGAGGTAACTTAGCTACTCCCTGTACTTCTTTACGAATTTCCTCTGGAATACTTGCAGAACATTCAATTGCTAGAACAGCCAGGCGTTGATTCGTACTCGCACAACCCCCGATTGATACTACTGACAAGCTCAGGGTTAAGGCGCTCAGAAGCCCCACTACTCTTTTGTATTGTTGACGCATTTTTGGTACCTATCCCTTCTATAGTAGAATTCCTTTGGCTTGATCTTACTATTACTTTTGTAGAGTCCTTATATAATCCAGCTTCTTGCTGAGCTTTTACTGCGTCCCCTCTACTTAGTGCTGCAGCAACTTCAGCCTTTTCTAATTTACTTTCTTTCCATCCGAAGGGATCGTATAAAAAGCCGGCTACTGCTATCACTCCTATAAGTAGTAACACAGCAACCCCAATTCTTAAATACATCATGCTTCATTCTCCGAAAGCTTACCTGTAGCTTTCACAATATAAGGTTTAACAGAGACAGGTCTATTCATATAAAAAGGTCTACGGCCTCCTAGGCATCTAATTTTAGAAATTCTAGTAATAGTTACTGCATCAGATTGATTTCCCCCTAATACATGGTAAGCGGTATCATCTTCGGCTATATAGAAGCCAACATGGCCTCCCCCATTCCTAACGAATACTAGCACATCCCCTAAGCCAGGAGTTCCTACTGCCGAACCAAAGTTCATCCAGTTTCTAGCCCATAGTGGATTTTCAACTACTTCTTTTCCAGCTCGTTTTGCTACTATTGCAGCAAAAAGTCCGCACCAAGGAATACTATCATCTGAATAAGTTTTTGATAGGCCTACTTCAGCAGCCCAGTCAAGAATAATCTTATTACTTTTAGGTCCTGGAGTTTCTACGGTTCCTAGCAGTTTGATTCCTTCCTTAATGGTTTTTGGTAGTGTTACATTAGCTAACCATGCGTATTCACTCACTTTTTCCCTTCCATCCAGCGGCTAGTTTAGCGTAGTCTAATACTGATGCACCTGCTAAATATAGTGTATCAATAATGACCTTCGCCCCTATAAGTGCTAGAGCTATCCATTTAAGTACGTCGTTATCTTCTACTTTTAGGATTATAGTTGTTAATGCTGCTGCATAGAAAATAGAGCTAACAAATGTGTACCATCTTCTATAAAACCAGCCTTTTTCTGGTGGAGTTTGATCTTCCATGGGTTCCTATCTAAACTTGGGGCCCCCTACCCATGCAACTAAACTTTTTCTAATACCTGAAGTAACTGGGGTTACTCTATGTAGAGTAAAAGAAGGAAAGGCTGTTATTAATCCTTTTTTCTTTTCTACTTTAACAGGGGTGGCAGAATTAAAAAGTTCTAAATCGCCACCCTCGTACTCAGAAGGGTCACTAAGCTGCATAACTAGGCTAAGTTTTCTTGGGGGAAGGTCCGATAGCATCTTATCTAAATGCCAATCGTAGTGAGATCCTTCCTCGTCATACACTGTAAATTGAAGGCTCTCATAAAAGCCCCCTAAGTCAAAATCAAAAAATTCTCCATTTAATTGCCTACAAATATACGCTAGTCTATCATATATGTAGTTTGTTTGTGGTGTATAGTGTATCCAAGCATTTTTACTATTACGTATAGTTGGAGCAAGTTCTCCTCCTGATATAATAGAATTATTGCTTGGTAAAGAATCCCCTAATTCTATTATATTATTTAATTCTACTTCTGTAAAACCTCCGTGCCAAAAAGCATGGGTAGTTTCTTTCGTAGCTTTCGAAGGAGAGGGAGATAGTATATACATTACGTTTCCTTTATATTATAGATTGAAAATGTGTTATTACTTTAGGTAATAAAATTTGATTTACACGAGCTTCTGTAGGATGAAGTCCATCATTATTTATTGTCCAAGCGGCAGCATTAGTGCTCGTTACAACTAGAGACCCGCTAGAGGTGAAGGTATGGATTGTTTGTCCATTAGCTGTAGTAACATCACCTCCGCTAATAACACAAGATCCTGTAGGATATGATAATATGAATATTCCCGAGCCCCCTACACCACCACTAAGCTGTACATTTGGACTTCCAACAGTTCCTCCTCCACCGCCCATACCAGTATTTGGGGTACCGGGACCCCCTACTTGTTGATCTCCAACTCCACCATTAGGACTTGCTCCTATACCTCCAGGACCTGTTAGTCCTCCACCACCTCCTCCTGGTCCATAATAAACACCAGAACCAGAGATTGTTAAGTATAGTCCAGGTCCCCCATTACCACCCATACCAGTACCAAAGAAAGTACTAGCATCGGAGCCAGGGCCACCTGCTCCACCACCACCTCCGCCTGCGGCGTTTGACTGAGGACTGGTAGAATTTCCTCCTGGGTACCCTGCTGTACCTGCACCTCCATACTTGGTACCACCACCACCCCCAGCGCCACCTCCATTGGCCCCTGCTTGTGCTGCATATACATAGACTCCACCGCCTCCGCCTCCTAAAGCAGTCATTCCTAGTGCGGTAGTACTTTGACCATTACCACCAACTGTAAAGTATCCGTATCCCGCGGTACCCCCGTCTCCTATTACAATATTATAAGTGCCTGGAGCTATAGAATCAAGAGAGCCTGTTAATACTTGGCCTCCACCACCCCCTCCACCTGCAGTACCGAGGTAGCCTCCACCACCTCCACCTCCACCTCCACCTACTAATAGGTAAGAAATTCCAGCAGGAAAACAGTATTGGGTAGAAGCACCGAGTGCAGCTAACCAATCAGCATTTATGTTTAAAAACCGACATCCTTTATTAGACGCAATTGTAGCATCTGAGGCGTAAAAAGAAGCTAAGTCAGGTCTAAGTGTAGCTCCATCTAACCCCAGAGGGCTCATAGAAGCTAGGGTAATATCTATAGATGGATTATAAGTGCGTAATCCATCTATAATTGCGTTCATATTAGTGGTATGCCCAGATAAGCCACCAGTAAATAAAGAAGGAGCAGCATCATTAATAGAAAATTCTATGATAGCAGCATTTGGTTTATGCTGCCCAGCATTAAATATATTTGCTACTCCCCAATCAGATGTTTGACTACCTTTTCCAACATCAAAAACTCTAATAGGCCTATTAACGCTAGAGGATAAAGCATTTTGAAGTTTAGTAGGCCATCCTCCGGATAGCCTACCTGTTGTTAAACTTGTACCAAAACAAGCAATAGTGTATGGTCTAGGTATAGTCATAGATATTGTCCTCTATCATCTGTCCACCCGTACGCACCAAGAGCTATCTGGTCGCTACTATTATCTGAATGTGTATAAACTTGGGCATTACTATCAGTCCACACATCCCCGTCAAAAATACCGTAACTTTCATCCACATTAGATGCATTTTTATATATTGCACGCCTAATCTGAGCCCTCTTTAATGTAGCAAGCTGAGGAACCCCTAGTGCAGGATCAAAAACACCACTAAAAGTAATACTAGTGCCTCCCGTACTTTGTAAGAATACACGAGCCTTTACAGGTAATCCTCTAGGAACACTTATTTGTCTTAAGTAAGGTCCTGCTCCATTTGCAACGTTAGCAAAATCTGCAGATCTATTGTAAAGTTCAAAGTAGTCGCCATGTTGAGTAAACTTTCTAATAAATCCACTTGCGTCCGTCATTATAGCGCCAAGCCTTCTAAAATTAGTATATCCAGTTGGCATGGTTGGATTAGTTGCACTAGTAGAAAATAAAGCATCTAGAGTACCATCTGCATCTTTTCTAATTAGATAAACATGATAACTAGTATTTGCTACGATGGCCGCAGCGGTATCCCTACCACCATTATTGGTACCTACGGCCCATACAGCGTCTAGTCTTTTGACTATGCCGGAACCTAGTACCATGGTATAAGTATCTGTACTATCTCTACACTGTCCGGAAGCAATATTTAAGTGGGTATTTGGATTTATAGCATCATAGGATAGTACTAAATTAAAGATAGCCCCTTTAGTTAGTGGAGAGACCCCGGTAGGTCCAGTTGGTCCTATGGGACCTGTTGGACCAGGAGAACCTGTGGGTCCGGTAGGCCCCGTTGGACCCGCGGGTCCAGTTGGTCCCGTAAGTCCGGCGGGTCCGGTAGGCCCTGCTACTCCAGTGGCTCCTGTTGGTCCCGCGGCTCCTGTAGGCCCTGTTGGGCCAGTTAAACCAGTAGGACCTGTTGGTCCAGGGTCTCCGGTGAGGCCGGCAGGACCAGTAGGCCCTGTTACTCCTGTTGGTCCTACTAGACCAGTGGCTCCTTGAGGCCCTGCGGGTCCAATGGGTCCAGTAGGCCCTGTTAATCCAGTTGGTCCGCTTGGTCCGACTGGTCCAGCAGGTCCTGTGAGTCCTGTGGCTCCTTGACTCCCTGTAGGTCCTATAGACCCTGTGGGGCCTGCGGTTCCTGTCAATCCTTGTGGTCCAGTAGGGCCTGTAGGTCCCATTGGACCAGCTATTCCAGTGGCACCTGTGGCGCCGAAACCAGTTGCTCCAGTAGCTCCTAAATACCCTGCTAGTGTAATATCCCAATTATCATAAGGTCCGCCATCTATAATTCCAAAAACCATATCTACAGCTACTGTAATAGTTAACCCTACAATATTAGTAATAATACCCTGCATGAAATTGCTTCGTGTAGTTACATAGGTAGCTTGTATTCTATCCCCCACTACAAAAGCATTAACTTTATTAAGAATCCAAACTTTAGTGCCTATATTATTAATTAAGGAACTATTTGAAGTTACACTATATCCTAGCCCTGTAGCTCCTTGGGCTCCTGTTGGTCCAGTAGCACCTGTAGGTCCTGTTAATCCAATAACTCCAGTAGGCCCTGTAGGTCCTGTGAGTCCCTGAGGACCTGCGAGTCCTGTAGCGCCAGTGGCTCCTTGAGGACCAGTTAACCCTGTTGGTCCAGTTAATCCTGTCGGTCCTGTTGGGCCTGGAGCTCCCAATCCTGTAGCTCCAGTTGCTCCTAAAGGTCCTGTAAGTCCTGTAGGACCAGCAACTCCAGTTGCTCCAGTCGCTCCTAGAGGTCCCGATGGCCCTAATAATCCGGTTGCTCCCGTCGGTCCTGTTAAACCAGTTGGGCCAGCTACACCAGTTGCTCCGGTAGACCCTTGAGGCCCTACTTGTGTGTACATTACCTGCTGAGCTGTAACAATCATAGAAGGAGAGATTGGAGCAATGTCTGCAGGTATAGTTGCAATTCTAATACCTAAGTCATCTACCTCATAGAAAAACTGTAGTGTATCTCCAGCTGCTAGCGTCATTATATAATTAAATGAAACTAGTGCATTTCCATTTACGCTACCATGAGACCCAGGTACTGCAGCATACCCAGCACTTTCTGGTATAGAAACTCCATTCTTCTTTAGCCAAATACTAAAATTATGTATGCTAGTATTAGTATTTGCTAACTGAGCACTAAACTGAATATTGTAGGTTCCTTGGTACGCAAATGTAAGCAAGCCTCCAGAGACAGTTACCCCATTACTTTCGTCTGTAGTATTTAGTGTAATAGCATGTTCAGTATTAATAGCGGATGGAATTTGTGTAGTTGTATCATGAAAAGCACCATAGTATCCTAGTGCTCCACCAACACCAGGAACTCCAGTTGCTCCTGTTGCTCCAGAACCTGTAGCACCTTGAGGACCTAAAGGTCCAGGAGGCCCATTAGGTCCTGTAGCCCCCGTAGATCCTGTAGGGCCAAAAGGTCCTGAGATTCCTTGAGGCCCTGTCGCTCCTGTAGCTCCGGCAGGGCCTTGAACTCCCGGAGTACCCGCACCTGTAGGACCTATAGGACCTGTTGCTCCTGTGAGTCCAGTTGCTCCTACTCCTGTTGCCCCAGTAGCACCTCTACCTCCTGTAACTCCAGTGGCTCCTGTAGCACCTCCAGGGGATCCTTGTGGTCCAGTTGCTCCTGTTGCTCCTGTTGGACCCACTCCCATTGAATTTGATAGTTCTAATTCAATTGTATCTGCGTTAACAGATAAAGAGGTAATATCTAATTCTAATTCAATCATCTAGTTACCTCTGGAGTAATTGTTACCTTACCCTCTAGAACACGAGTTACTGAAGCTCCATAAACTTCAACGTCATAAAAATAATTTCCAGGATTAATAGCACTACTTGTTGTCGCAGGCAAACTAATCATAAAGATACCGTTTAGTGCGTCAACAACTAATCCTGTAAATGAAGTCGTTATAGCTGGAGCAGTCTTACTTTGTCTTATCTGAGCTCTAATATTATACCCAGTTAAGTCCATATTTACACCATTTTGTCTAAAGGTCAGCCGCATATTAAAGTCTGACCCTTGATCTATAATTAGGTTATGCTTTGCAGCAGCCATATCAATCCTTAACTAGAGTAAACTAGTGCTGTACCAACGTATATTTTAGATACTTGTATATTTCCTATATAGAATTTAAGAGGTGTACTGGTTCCCATTCTTATATAGTTTAAGACAGAAGCAATTATTGTTAGCTGATTACTAGCCTGTCCAACTTGCATGAAAACATAGTTAGATAAAGCACTAGCAAGTAGGGGCCCTTGAGCAGCACTTCCGTAGAAGTGCTGCTCTTGAACTGGTCCAGCGGTGCCTATATCTCTAACTAATACTATAGATCCTCCCCCTACCTGTAAGTCCATATTATGCCACCACTATTTTTGCGTAAAGGGCAACTCCGCCAGGTAGGGAACCTGTTGGAGAAAATCTACGTCTAGTTCCAAGCGTGTCGGATCCTAGCCCATTTACCCAAGCTGAACCATCCCAATACTGGAAGTTACCGTTAGTAGACCCAGTGCTAGCTTGTGTTAGTACTAAAGCATCTGTATCTGCTCTATATATATTTATAGTATGCGTAGTTAAAGCTGCTCCAAATAAAGCTTTTTGAATCCACGCAAAGATACCTGTAGAAGTTGAGAAGTCAGCATCATTCCATCTATACTGAGATGGCAGATCATCTGTAGTTTCATAAAGAAGGGCTAAAGATAGTACACGAGCAGGAAGCATAATTACTCCAGCGGTTCTGAACTGGAATGCAAACTGAATATTTGCCGCGGGTAAAACTCCTGAAATGTCACCTGTTTGAGGAACATCAGCCCAAGCTCCTGTATTATCATCGATTCCGGAGGTACGATATTGGATTTTATAAGCGTCCGGGGTCACGCCCATGGTCGCGTCGCCGATGTTTTCCGCGCAGTTGACCATGACGCGATAGAGCTTGGCGGGCGTGTCTCCAAGGCTGATCTTCGGGCAGATGATGCGGTTGTTCACATCGGCCTGATATTCCCAGTCCGCCGCGAGGGGGTAGACGGTCAGCGCGTTGATGTTGGCCGTGATGGCCTGTTGATAAATCCAGAAGAGCCAGCCGTCCTCGACCCAGACAAACGGCGCACCACCGCCCGACGAAGCGAAGTGGACAAAGATCGGGCTTCCGGGGGCGCGGCTCGCAGACGGAAGTTGAGGGGTCAGGCATCCCGCCCTGCGGTCAAGCTGCTGACCGCCCGTGTAGTAGTCCGTAACGTAGAGCGTGCCGAAGTTGGTGGCACCGGCGATGACCAGCTTGTCGAGGGAGCCCGCGACGTCCAGCGAGGTGAAGCCGCCCGTGCCCGCGCTCGTGTTCGCGCCTCCGGGCGGAAGCTCCGTCATCTGGTCGGCAATGAAGGTTGTGCTTCCGCCGATGATGTTAGCCAGCGGGATGCGAAGAATGCGGGTCAGGGTGAACAGGTAGAGCGAAGGCACGCCTGCGCCAGCACCATGATTGAGCGTCGCCACCCGCCCGTTGTTCGCTTGCGAGAGGTTGCCGCTTACCGCTTGAGCGCCCGTGATGACAATGTCCGCACCGGTCAGCGTATGAGCGCCCGCAGTCAGGGTGAGTGGCGTCCGGATGTTGTAGCGGTAGAGGATGAGGTTCGTCGCAGCGCCGTTGCTCGCATAGACAAATTGCTGTGTCCACGAATCCCGGTCGCCTAGGGCGCACCCGCCAATGAGCGTATTGGTGACGGTGGCGGCGTCCTTGAGCCAGTAGGTCGCCTTGATACGGTCCACTGTGGTCGCCGCCGGAATCGCGGTCGCCGGGTTTTGGAAGTCGGCGAACTGGAGCCCCTTGGTGACAAACAGGCCACCGTTGGTCGCGGTCGCATTAGTGTTGGCGTGGATCAGCATCAGGTCCTGGATCACGAATGCCGTGCCCGCCGCGACAGTGCCCGCCGAAGCGGTCAAGGTCAGAGAGCCATCCGACGCGATGGCCTGAATCTGGTACCACGTGGTGATTTGCGTCGGGTCGGTCGAGCCGAAGCCGATCCGCGAGCCCACGCACTGCGTGAGGAAGGCGGTCCCGGTTCCAGTGACAGCGGTTCCAGAGACAGCGATCGTTCCGGTCGTATAGTTTTCGAGGATCACCCGGAAGCCGCGAACGGTGTGGGTTGTCGCCGTGGGGAAAGTCAGGGTGACAGCGCCCACGAAGGTGTAGCCAGCCGAGCCGAGGCTAGGCTGGAATGTCCAAAGCTGCACGCGTCGGGTCGCCGCCGCAGTCGCACCATCCGGGCCGAAGACCCAAAACAGGTCCTCGGTGATTTTGATGGGGTGAACGAATGCGGACGGAATCGCGAGCGAGGATTCCCCGAAGTTGGCGACGCCAAGCGGAGAGGGACCGATGAACTTGTCCACCTCGCCGCTCCCGAGGTTCCACTGGCCCCCGTGCTTTCCGCGATTGATCTTCGTGGCGTCATAAGCACCACCAATTGCTACTTGTGCTAATGACCCATTAAATACTTGTTCAATAGCTACTTTCATTTAAAATTCCTCCATTCCTACCACGGTTCCAGCTAAGAACATACAAGTAGCTTCCTCACAGTCATAACATATGACTTTACATAGTACAAAATCTAAAGGTTGAAAGATACCTCCCACTACAACCTCATAAGCAGGGGAAAACACTACAATATCACCAGAACTAATTTCTAACATTAGATTATCACGTACATAGTATTAGAATACTTAGTAGCTGCGTCATACTCTGCTTGACTGCACTGAATTATGTTTACAATATTATCACTTCCGGCTACCGGAGTAGTATTACTACTAATTTTATCACTGGCAGCTATTCTAGCGTCTATGTTAGCATCACTTTGTGCGGGACCAGTGGCTCCTGTAGGGCCTATAGGACCTGTGGGTCCTGTAGGACCAGAGGGTCCTGTGGGGCCTGTTAGCCCTGTTGGACCGGCAATACCTGTAGCTCCTATTAGACCATCAGGTCCAGTTGGACCTGTAGGTCCTGTAATACCTGTGGCTCCTTGAACTCCTGTAGGACCTGTTGGTCCGGCTGGACCTGTTGGCCCCGCTGGACCTGTTGGACCTGTTAACCCCGTTGGGCCTGTAGGTCCTGCTATACCAGTTGCTCCTGCTGGGCCAGTAGGACCTGCAGGGCCTGCTGGACCTGTTGGACCCGCTGAACCTGTAGGGCCTGCAATACCTGTAGCACCTGTTGGGCCTACGGGACCTGTTGGACCTGTTGGACCTGTTAATCCTGTTGGACCTGTTGGGCCCGCTACTCCTGTAGCCCCTGTAGGACCTGCAGGACCTGTGGGGCCTGTTAACCCTGTTGGACCTACAGTACCTGTGGCACCTGTAGGACCTGCAGCACCCGCTGGGCCAGGAGCCCCTGCCGGACCGTCAATTCCCGTAGCACCTGTTGGACCGCTAAGACCTGTTGGACCGGCCGGACCTGCTGGTCCACTGGGACCTGCTGGACCACTAGGCCCTATTAATCCCGTAGCACCTTCGGGGCCTGGAGGACCTGAGGGGCCTATAGCTCCTTCTGGTCCCATAGCTCCAGTAGCTCCTATAGGGCCGCTAGGCCCAGTTAAACCAGTAGGACCTGCAATACCTGTTGCCCCAGTAGCGCCCCCTGGGGACCCCGCAGGACCTTCTATACCTGTTGCTCCAATAGGACCGGCTGCACCTGCAGGTCCAATAGGACCTGTTGCTCCTGGGGGTCCCGGAGGACCAGCCCCAATAGAGGTTTGTAATTCTAGATGAATTGTCATCTGGTCACTCCGGGGGTAACTGTAATTTTACCCTCTAGCACTCTTTCAATTTGAGTAGCATTATAAAGTTCTATATCATAAAGATATATTCCTGGCTCTATAGTATCAGATACTGTAGCTAAAACAGTTAATAGAAAAGTATTTGTATTTACTACTGATGTAGCAAATTGAAAATTTGTAGGACCATTAATAGTTTTTCTAGCGTAGCCTCGTATACTATATCCTGTTAAATCCCTAACCTCCTCATTCGTTTTAAAACTAAGTTTTAACTTAAAATCGGAGCCCTGATCTATAACTAGATTATATTTAGTTGCCATCGCCCTCCACTAGTATTCCAGTCCAAGCCACGACTTCGTCATTAAATAGTACAGGTATTGCTCTACATCTACAGTGTATTATTACACCAGATCTTTCTATTCTATAAGAAGCCTCAAAGATACGTTTTTGTTTAACAGCTAGGTCCCACTCATATCTAATAGACTCTAAATCAGCTCCTAATATAGGAACTGTCCAACCCCAATTTATTAACTCAATCTTTGGTCTCCCTACCAGTTTTTCATAACTTTTAGAGACCCACATATATAGTCCATTTGCATCAGTTTCAAAAATGGCAGCATCTTTAGTGTCTAGATACTGAGCCATTTTTGACTCTGAGATTCTCTGGTGTCTCTCTAATCTATTTATAGCATCTCTTAGAGAGGATCCTCCATTAGGACTTAACTGAGAAACTACAAAATCTAGTTTCTCAGCAAGTTTCTCGTGGCTTTTTTCTAGGTGAGCAAGTTTTCTGGTTGTTCCATTAAATGGATAGAATAGAGCATTCCATATACCAACTACCCATTTTCTAGCATTTCCAGCGAATGAGTTACCAAATATTAAAGCTAGGGCTGTACCGGCGGCTGTTATTAACCCGAGTACTTGACCAATTTGTAATAAGACTTGTTGCATGTCATCCTAATTTACCTGGGCAAATACCCTATGCCTCCGTTTTATTATCTGTAATACGCATAGTACACTTATTAATACTTTGTGTATAGTTGCCCCCAACGGGGCGGCCTTTTAGCTCATATGTATGAGTTCCTGCTCCAGGGACATCTCTATATGTAAAAGATGCTGGCTGATATTGGGGTGTCCCAGTTAGAGCATAGAGCCCATTTGTATCAATTAAAGTACCATCTCTGTATAAATCAAAAGCAATATTACTAGAATTGCTCATACTTGATACATTAATAAATATATCAATATCTACAGGTCCGGCACTAGTTGTTACAGTATTACTTACGATAGATACTGGAATACTTTGATTATTCCAAGTAACAGTATAAGTAATTAAGCTAGTCCAGGTTTTGGTTAAACTATTACTTACAATATTATTTGCAGTAATAATACTAGCTCCTAGGGTTCCACTGAAATAAGCGTTACCAGCGTAATCAATATAGAACTTTGCATTAGCATTATTGACAGCTGCAGCGTTTACATTTGAATTATAAGGTCCTGCCCACATTAAATATTGAGATAAATTACCAATTCCCCATCCAGATATTAACATCTGGGAAAAATTAGTGGCCATCCAATAAGGACCGTTAGGACCATTTAGATCTAATCTAAACGTATTATCCGAAGCTCTAATAAGGCCCGCGGTAAGAGTGCCCATATCTGCTTTGATTGCACTTAAATCAGTAACTCCAATTTTTCCAGCAGTAACTTGTCCTGCTCCAATATTATTAGTTAGAACAGAATCTACTCCTAGTTTTCCTGCAATTACTGAACCAGCAAAAATTTTAGCAGAAGTAACAGAATCAGTTGCTAAGGAATCAGCAACTACAGCTCCCGCAGTTATTTTTGCGGTAGTAACTGCGCCTGCTGCAAGTTTTGGAGTAGATATAGCATCATCAGCAATTTGAGTATTTGTTATAGTTCCAGTTAACTTTGCTGCAGCAATAGATTCTAATTGGGCATTTGTTAATTGTCCTGTAATATCTGTAGAAGGAATTGCTGCAGTCCAAGCACTCCCATTATACCTATATAACTTATTGTCCGTAGTAAGAAATACCATTCTACCTGCAAATAAATTTGTACTAGGTAGGGTTCCTACTATTTCATACCCTGTTTTAATTTTATTTACTGTAAAGATTTGTGTATAACTTACTGAATTATATGTAATTGTAACAGTTAAAGTACCAGAGTCTCCGGTAAGCCCGGTAACTCTATAGTACCCCTTAACTTGTCCAGCTACCGGAGTATTGTCTGCGGTATTAACTGTTCCGGTTAATCCTGCTGACGCTGTTGCAGTATAGCTTGCAGAAGCCGTTACATCTACCCCAGCACTATATACTTTAACAAATCCATCTATCCCTGCCCATGAAGGAACACTTCCGTCTGCATAGGCAAATACTCCTATGGAATTTTTAGTAAGATAAACATCTACTGCACTAGTTCCGTTAGTTCCGTTGGTTCCAGCAGTACCAGCCCTAGCTTTTGCTAGAGTTTGCACTTTGCGTAGAACTGTACTACCGTAGAGTGCTTGATATACTACAGAAGCTGTGTCTGCAGACATAGCTGTTATACTATAAGTACCTGTGCTACTATTAATTACTGGGGTACACCCTGTTGAAGTAACGACAGAATATACGATACCATTTCCAACAGAAATATCAGTTAATCCTGATAAGACAGCAAATCTACCGTCCGCAGGAGTAAAGTCTGATACTACCCCTGCACTAGTAGCTGCAAGAGTTACAGATTCATTTGTAAGGTACCCACTAATAGCCCCCGGGGCTCCATCGGTAGTTCCTAGAACTGCTGCTGACGTTCTTGTAGGGTGGAAGTCAGAATAGTTAGCACTCCCTGAAACAAATACCTTATTTCTAATTCTATAATACTTATTTACACTTCCAGTCGAATACACAATATCTGTATATTTAGTTATTGGATAAGTAACTGCATTTATTAAACGTTCTACACCAGCATACAATGTTAGTCCAGAAGCATTTGCTAATGTTACAGCATTTCCATTAACATCTTTAAGGGAGAATGTATTTAATCCAGTTGGAACAGCTAAATAAGTTACTCCAGCGGTTATTCCACTTGTACTGGTAAAGAACACAATAGGATCGTCTAAAGTTAACCCATGCGCTGTACTAGTTAGAACACTCGAAGATATAGTTGTAACTAGTAAATCTTTACCAGCACTGTATATTTCTATATCCGTACCGCTTGGAGTAGCTGTTACGCTATTATCCCAAGTTAGATTTATTGTTACGCTTGTATCATCAGAATCTGCAACTTGTGTAGCCGACAGATTTGTTGGAGCATTAATTGAAGCTGTTACAGGGTTGCCACTTAGGCCCGTTCCCTCTTGCTTTGTAACGTTGCTAATGGCGTATAACTTATCGTCATATTCTCTAGCTACGATATCTACTAAGCAGTCTTCTGCAATTGTCATAGACTCGATACGGAACTTCTTATTTACCCAGCCATATCTGCTATACTGAATCTGTATAACTTGTCCTGGAATTAATAACATACCTCTAGGCGCTAGAGTTACATTAATAGTTAGTCCGTATCTTGACTTATTTAGGTACTTGTCAGCTAAAAGTCTAGCATTGTAGTAGTTAGTAATACCTGGAATAGATAGGTTCCCCTTTCTTGGGACATTTCTATCCGCCTTCAGGTAGTCTGAGTTAAAGAAACTGATATTTCTTGCTTCAAACTTATTACTTGGATCGGCATAAGAGACCGAAAGTGAGTTATAAGAACTTCTAATACCTTCGTCTGTTAAGCTAATCTTTCCTACAATATGATCTTCTGTAATATTGTAAGGCTCTGAGTCAGATGTACTAATTGAGCCTACTTGTGCCTCTACGTCTAAGAAATACTTTCCGCCACTATAACGAAGCATTCCACCAAAGTGAGATAGGATAGAGTTAATATTATCAAAGACAGACGCCGAAGTATCAATTAATAGATTTCCTTGGTGCTTGGTAACATAGCGCTGATCTGCAGAGTCCCACCCTAGGTACCTCCAGTAATCTACGCCATCTGAGTCATAGAGAGAGTAACCTGAAGCTAATCTGCCATTCTTTACTGCTTGAACTGGGTTTCCAGTGTAGAATAGAGCTAAAGTAGCGGAACCACTTCCAGTTACTTTAGTTAATGTACAGCTGCTCTGATAAATTAAATTACCTACAGTGCCGCTCGTATGTGTGGGAGCCGTTGCACTAGGAGCGTATCCGGAAGCAACTTTATACAGGTTATTTCCGTAGTGTACTAACTCTCCTTCTGCAAAAGTTTTCCAACTATTCCAAGCATTTGTTAATTTACCAAGTATATTAGTAAATGTGACAAATACAGTTGAGGCTCCTGGCACTGTGCTAGTATAACTAGAAGCTACGGTTCCTTGCCATATAATACTTCCAGCTGTATTCGTAAACTTATATACATCGCCTACGGAAGGTGCGGAACCACTAGCTAAACGAACTGTTACATCTGATTGAACATCACAGTCTCTAGCTGCTTGCATCCAGGAGGGAAGGTCAATATCATTAGTTACTGACAGCCCTCTACCATAAGTGGGAGAAGTAATATAGTCTAGTGCTTGAATGGCAAAGTTATTACTGACTCTGTGATCAATATAAGCCTGAGTAATTACATATGTATCTGTGGTTGTTGGAATTGAATTTGCGTCCCATACACCATCAATAGTAGCAATTCTACTTGCACCATCGTAATCAATAATACTCTTTTGTTGTACTATCTGCTTACCTGTTGTACTGCTAGTTCTAGTAACCGTGATCTTAGCCCCATTGTAGTAGTCGTCCACTGAACTTGCACTACTATGTAGCTTAATTGTGTTTCTAGAAACTAACTTGTTTCCACTAATGGCTGCATTTGCGTATACTGAAGAAGTTGCATAGGAAATTTCAGTAGTTAGGCTACTTGAAGTATCTACGCCTGAAAGAATAGCGGAGCCAAAACGCTCATTGCTAATTAAGCCCGATGCGTTGGTTAAAATACTAAACTTTGGTGATTGCTCATAAATGTCGCCTCCGACATTCATATTAGCATTTGCAGTAAAGTTAAATACTAACTTACCTGCTCCATTTGAAGCCGACGTTAATGGAGAACTAATCTCAGCGGATACTTGTCCTGTATGCTCACTGTGATTATATGTTACCATTGTCCAAGTATTTACGCCGCTCTTTAAGTAGAATTTTGTAATAGTTGGGACACCATTCACGTATCCTAATGCAGGTATGGCGCTTAATCTAAAGCGTACATTTGCAGTACCATCGGGATTGTAGAAAGTCCACTTATCTATAATTTGAACGCTAGAGTTAATTATAGTATTAGTGTCTGATCTATAAACATCTACGGTATCGCCCAGCTTAAAGTTAGCTGCATTTTCACCGGTTGTCTTACTGTGGTGGCTGTAGCTATAGTCGTAATTATAGCAAGGTAGAACCTTACCATTTACGATAAATTCTAATTCAGGAATACTGGTTTCACCCTCTGCAATAGTATAGTTTACTACCACATAGGCTGTGTCTAGAAGGCGATGATTTGGACCCCAATATTCGGCTGTATCGGTTCCTGTCCAGTAATCATTCTGAATCTTGAAGTTTCCAGCCTTAGCAATATCTACGAGAGACTGTGCCGCTTTTTGTGCTTCTTTTCCAGAGAAAAAGTCAATAGTAATAGATTGTGGGCTAGAAAGATGAAGCGTTTCTCCATCTTTAATTCCGGTTTGTGTAACAGGAGCCGTTACGATAGGTGCTGTATATCCTAGACTATTAATTTGATCTAGAATATTGTAACCAAAGTCGTATAGATAAGACTCATTAGCATAGTAAGAAGTTACTGTAT